CACCATATGGGAGGTACACTTGAAATGCCTTTGCACAATCCTCGCTGGCTATATTATAGTCTTGGTAGAGAAGTTGTAGATGCCGGTGCTTGTGGTTCAGCACCTACTAATACTGCTGCAAAGGGTAGTCTGACATTTACTGTGGCCCCCGGTCAGACTTTCATAGATTTAGATAATTTAAATTTTCATGCTAGTAGTGGAACAGTTAATGCAGCGGTTGGAGATTACATTTTAATACACGACACTACTATAGTTCCAACAGTTACATACAAGGCACCTAATCAAGGTAGCACTGATTTTTGGCCCGGAAGTAGCAGCGGCAGTTCTTTGGCTGGTGACAACTATCACTTTGAGTGGACTGAAACAAGTGAGTGTAGACGCATAGTTGCTATAGAGCCCTTGAGCAGTGGACATAGGATATTCGTAGATGACCCTTGGCAATTTGAGCATAGTGGTGACGGAACTAGTTCAGCAGATGATGTACTTCTAAGAAAGTATGATTCATCAGGTCCAAGCATTGCTACCACTAAAGATATTACAAATCCAGTGAGACGCTTATTGTTTTCAAGCGATACCATTCCTTCTTTCTGTATGGAGCATAGTATTCGCAATAGAGATGTCGGCTCTTATAGTACTGAACAAAGCACTAATGCTCCGGGTAGTGCTAACGACAGCAAACAGTTGACTCGCGTTTTCAGAGGTTGCAAAGTAGTAGAATGGGAATTGTCATCTTCTGTAGATGCTGAATTGAGATATAGATGTCTATTTGATGCCCTTTCAACTTACACCGATACTGGTCGATTAGAAACTAATAACAAAGGAGATCGATATATTGCACACCGCATGTTCCAAAACACTGCAACAGATGACGCATCAAGGAAGGCTTCCGGTATAGCAAGTGGCTCTGAAAAGCCGTTTATGTTTTACAACGGTAGCGTCGAAGCGTTTGGCTCTAGTCTTGGATTTGTTAGTTCGTTTGAATTAAGAGGTAAGACGGGTGTTGAATTGTTTCACACTATACAGAGCAACCCTGTTGCTGAAACAGTGGATGCAGACAACCTTTCTACTAAACAAGTACCATATGGCGGTACAAGAAATGCTTCTATTATTCGTGAAGGGCGTGAAGAGTTTACAATGGAAATAGATGTAGTTCTCACTGATGCTACGCTATTACATCGTTTGCGCAGTCATTTAGAAACTAGTGGAACAGTCGGCTCCGCTGATAATCTTATTCATCTTCACTTTACCAAGCCCGTTCTTAGCGGAGGCACCCAAGCAAATGCCCAATCACTTAGAATACTAATAGACGATTATGTTATTACTGAGGTCCCTATTCCAGTACCTGATGAAATGGGACTATTGCACTCCAAAATTTTGCTGGAGCCAAGAAATGTCAAAGTAATCAGTCAAGATACCCTATACCATTGTTGAGTTGATAATATGCCGATGAAGTTTTGGAAGCCTCTTCATCCTCGTATTGAAATTGATGTTATAGAAGACGAAGAAGAAGAGGGAGGAGAATACCTCTTCGACCCTGAAGCAGGGAGGGCCAGCGACGATCCGTTCGCTCATCTTGCTTCACAGGATGCCCCCGATTCGGCTGCATCCGAGGACACAGTGAGTAAGTATGTCGCAGGAGAAGAAGAATAAAATCGAAATAGATGGCAAAGAAATAGAAGTTAAAGTAAAACAATTGACTTTTTTTGATGTCCAAGCAGTAGCGCCGTTATTATCTGATGGCAGTTTAGATTTTTCATCCTATTGGCGACATGCATTTACTCATTGGTTAGTATATGATTCAGAATTTGATATGGAACACATATCTCCATCCGAGGGTGCAGCATTAGCAGCATTGCTTCCCGAACCTAACGAGGTGATGGGATGGTTACTTTTTCGGGAGTCGAAGTCGGCAAAATTAAACATTTCATCAACGGGAGACCCGTTATTGACCGACTTCGCTACCAACGAGAAGGGATGGAGTACCTTTTGATGACACACTATAATATGGGGTTGAACGAAGTGAGGGGATTGAACATTGAAGATGCCAAGCAACTTTTGTATTGGGCACAGGCTTCTAATGATGATTCAGAGGCTTCTGCAAACGCAGTTTACTTGGGGTATGACTTTGTGCCACCACTAGAGGGGATATGATGGTAGACGGTAATATAGACCCAAGATCTGTGGATGCCATGGAGAACTTCAAAGATTATACCGAAGAGGCGCAAAAAAATATGAGGTCTTTGCAAGAACAAATGGACAAATTTACTAAGTCAATGGCTATGACCAAATCTCACAGTAATGACCTTAGAGATTCATTAAGGCAAACTAGCAAAACAGAAGGCTTTAGTCAACTTACTAATCCTTCTGTAGAAAGAAAACCAATAGGTGGTGCAGCGCCACAGGAGTCACAAAATAATATTACAATTAATCTTAAAATAGATGTGAGTGGTGTTACCGATAGAAGTGACAAAAAGGCATTGGCTAAAGAAATCAGTGCTATGGTTCAAAAGGAACTGCGTTCTAAAATAGGTGGCCCACTTAACCAAAGTGGATTTAGTAGGAGTGGTTAAGTTTGGTAGAAGCAGGGGAGAGAGTACCTATTCGCCTAGTACAAGAAAATGGCGAGACTATCTCCTTAGATGCTACTTCTATAGACATGGTAATTGAACGCGAACAGTCTACATTTGGTATATCGCTATTTGATGCTAAAAAAATGTCTATTGATTTAAATCAAGCAATGGTAGGCTTTGAAATCCAAGGAGTATTTACTGATGACGAAGGTCAAGAAGTTTCTTCAAAAGCAAAGGCAACAATTGATTTTCACCATACCCAAACGCTATTTGATGAAGATGCAGCGGCGGCTTATGCCGAGGCTAATTCCGGTGGTAAAGGTAACAAAAGAAGCGCGAGCAACAAGAGCATGGGTGCAGGAAGCAAGATAACAGATCCATTTAAATCGAGATTAAAAGGCAAATCGAATTGGGAAAAATGGCACAATAAGCATATTACCTTACCAGTTGCTTATTGGGTAGACCAAAGGAAAAGTACCAGTGCTTCTCCTTTACCCGTAACTTCAGGCCTTAGTGCAAGGTTTGATGCTAGTGCTTTGACCGCATCGAATTTATCATCTAGTACAATACAACATGAGGCTACTGTTGACAGTTGGACCGACTCAGTAAACGGATTAGTTGCGAATAAAAACGGCACACCAAAGTACAAACAGCACGGTATTAATGGTCGCCCCTATGTTGAATTCGATGGCTCATCGAGATTTGATGTTTCGTATAACGCTAACTTAAATCCTACGAATATGACTATTTTTGCTGTTGCTACGACCACTAGTGATAATGGCGCACATCAATCTATAATTACTAGTAGGGAAACTAATGAAGGCTATGCCTTATATTATAACATGACGGGATCAGATAATGAAGTTAAGTTTGATGTCTTTGATTCAGGCACAACTACTATAGAAAGCGGCAATGGAACGGTTTCTCCAAATGTGCCGAATATTATTTCACAAAGGGTTACGAATACTGGAAGTTCCAAGTTTCAATTTCTTAACGGAATACATAAGGGTAATGGAAGTGGCACATACAACAACTCAGATGCCGCTACTACCTTTATTGGTGCAGGCTCAACAGACGGAAGTCAATACAAATTTGTAGGGCACATTTATGAAATTATAATTTATAATAGAATATTAAGTGCTGATGAGCAACAGCAAGTTGAGGGCTATTTGTCTTCAAAGTATAATATACCAATATATGATATTGCAGGTTTTGCTAATCATCCTTATCGTAATTTTAGTTACCAAGATTACCCTTCAAATGTTAAAGTGGTATTTGATGCAACTAGAGTTGCTTCTAAAAACGAACCTTACGGGTATGTAAATAAAGTTAGACGAATGACTGACATCGTTGTTGCTGCTGGAAGTAGTAGTAATGCCCTTGGTACAGTGACGGTAAATGTTTCAGGTGGTGATGCTCGCGATTGGATTGAATTAACTAATAGTAGTGCAGATTATCATATTAAACTTAAAGATCCTACAGACGGAACTGGTGGGTTTAGAGGAAATTCGTATGGTGATGCGTTGCTAAAAGTAACGGCTGTGGCTGAATCAAGTATAACTTGTGTTGTTGAAGGTGGCAATGGTTCTACAATCGCGCAATCAGATGAAGTTTATTTGGCCCCGTCTTTAAATTTGGGAGAAGAAAATGTTTCACCTCTTATGGGTAACCCAGTTGTAGTACTACCTATAGAGAATGCTTTTGCTACAATCAGTGCATTTGGGCAAACTTTACCTTATGTAAATTACCCTGCTTACCAAGATACTAGTTCTAGGACTGAAGGTCTGTCACAAATACCCACTCGCTCGGGTATACCCGAACCGGGTAAAAGGGCAGACGAATATATCACTTACCAGTTGTCTCAACTACTAACATCTACATTAGAAATTAGTGAAAGGGCGGTTAATGCTGCAGGTGACAAAACTCTAAACAAAGTGTTTACTACAGCCATAAAAGTTGGCTCCAACGATTACGAAACTAAATTAGAAATAACCCAAGTATACGCTACTTCTTTAGGTACAGTCAATAGCCAAATAAATCACAATTTTTCTGTGGGCAATCTACCTAACATACAAGGTTTTACTGGTGGTAAAGCGGGCAAAAAAGTAAAGTCTGCTGGTGATAAGGCACAAGATTTGCTGGGCATACTTGCTAATAGTAACAACTTTCACACTGCAGAAACTTCAGGAATGGGTGAATTCATTCAAGGCATCGTCTCTACTTTTACTCAACAAGTGGCGTACGATGAGGTAGAAAGTGGAGACTACATTACTGCTATACAAATACCTTACAACACCATGGTAACCAAAGGCGACCACGAATTAGACGAAGTAGTTGCACAAAGAAACTTCTTTGTTACTAACAGTAATGTCAGCACCGTATCTAAAATGTCTTCAAGTAATACAACACATGCCTCCGAATCTTACAACACTGCTTTGAATAACAGTCGTAGGAACGGAATACATGGCATAGTTACAGATTTTCATATTCATAGAGATGCCGAAATGAAAGCCTATGAATTTGCTTTGAAATTTATAGCGGCAGATATTATTTTGTGAGGTTTAAAGATGGCGTTACCAATTAGGTTGATTGTAGGACCAACTAATTTATTTGAAATACCTTTAGAGGCGCAATCGTTAGACATAACGCTAGATCGTAATGCTAGTGCTTTTCCTACCCCTGATAATATATTGAAAAGATTTGCAGTCGACGGCAATATACCTACGATTGGTATAGAGATAGGTGGCATATTGGTTGATGATGATGTTACTTTTGAATCAGATAGTAAAATTAACATTAACCAAGGTGGGGCAATTGGTATCAATTTTGCATCTAACATGCCTACTAAAATCAATTCAACACCTTTGCTCCATATTGATGACATAGTGCCTATGTCGAATGAATATTGGTTAAGAACTAGACTTAGAAATGATATTGATGATATTGCGATTACTGATGACAAAACGGTAGTAGACATAAAGAATACACCAATAGATGCTTTCGGCGACACATACGACCCTAGTATTACTGCATACATAGGAAAGCATGTAGAAGACACAGGTGCAGATGTAGACCACCCTAGCAGTGGTACATATAGTGCTGGGGTGACTAGCATTGAAGTTGATGACGCAAGTGCTATGTTTATTGGGCAAAGATTAACTAAAGATGATGGCACATATATTGGAACTGTGACTAATATTGTTAGTGACACGATTACTATATCTGAAGGTATACAGGTAGATTTAGCAGACGGAACTGATTTATCTTATCCTCGAAGTTCACTTTGGGGCCCAACAGGTTTAGTTGGGGGTATTATAGACGGAGATATGGATTCAGATGCTGAAAAGATAGCAACCATTGAATTAGATAGAGTTGAAATTCCAATAACTAAAGAACATTTTTATTTCATAAGTGCATATGGTGTCCCCCCTTTAGAAGAGACTTTTAGAAACACAAGGTTGAGATTTAAACCTAATTTTTGGAAAGCATCGAAGACGAGTAGTTCGTGGATTTATTTGAATTTTGATCCAGATACACCCGCGCATAGTACATTTCAAAGTGGACCATTAACTGGGCAATACCCTAGTGTCACACAGAAAAGTTCTCATGAACAAAGATTCGATAGGAATGGTAATTTGACAAGTTGTCTTACCGGACCACCTGTAGTCGTCAATGTACCAATAGGGCAAATCACTGCTTATGCTGCAGATGCTTACAACAATAGTCCTGCAAATGCATTAGCAGCAATTGTAGAGTATGCTCTTAAATTAACAGATAGTGCAATGTTTTATGGTGCACTTACTTCTTCAGACGCAGGTAGTGCTACTACTTTAGCAGGTACTTTTGATGTAACTAGGAATGGACCGATGTTGTTAGTTACACAAAAAGACCTTCCTCTCAATCAAACTACACCCCTTAGTAGTTCTCTTAGTAGAGTTTACAACAATGGTTATTTGGCTAGACCAATTACTCCTTGCAATAAAATTAAAGAAAGTAATAGAATAAATTCTTACATAGGTGGTGTTACTCAAGGAACAGAATTAGCGAGATTTGAGTACTTTATGGATGGTACCAATGACCATACTTCGGGTGTTAGCAATAAAGGTAAATCTGCTGGCGATAAAGTACAAGATTTGATGGGAATTATATCTAACGCTAACAAGGATAGAGATTTAATTAGAGGTATTCAGATACCATATGACAGCCTTATACAAAGTGACGCAGTGACACCTACTGCTAGGAATTTCTTCTTAACTTTTGGACAACAAAGTCTTGCTGACAAGGGTTCCGTGAACAATACAATACCGGCATCTCGTAAAATGACACCTGCTACCTTACCATCAGAATTAGGAGGAGATAGACCTGACGATGCAGAGGAGTCTTGGCTTGAATCTATAGGTTTAGGTGTAGTTGATGATGTTGTTGACGCTGTTGGTTTGTTAGGTGAGTTTATTGGGTCATTAATAGTTGACGGATTTATCACTTTGTATTCAGAACCACATGGTAATGAAGCAGGCATGAGGATTATTCCTGAAAAGTTTCATGTACGCTATGATGCTGGCAACAATTACTACGCATTTAATTTGAGGTTATTAGCGTCTGACTTTGTTATAGGGGTGTGAAAATGAGCATAGTAATAGATCCCGGATTTGCTTTGTCTTTCAACGGTATTACCGACGGTGTGTTAGTTCCTCCTAATTTGAATGTAGTGCATGGTAAAAGCGAAGAGGGGTACAAGGCCCTACCTAATGTTTTGCGCTCATTCACATTAGAAACTTGGATAGTACCTGATTGCGGGGGTGTAGTCTATGAATATGAAAATGTCATGAGGTTAATTGTAGGTTCGCCTTCTAGTCCTGCACCTGCAACATTTGAAATCAATTTAGAAAATGTAGCAGCAGGTACATCTAGTGTGTGCTCTATTAGCAGTGCAAGGCCCGTACACATGCCTGATGGCGATTTGGCTTATTGGGATGGGATTTGCTTCCCAACACCAAATTTAGATTTGCATAATTCTGATGTTTCTACCGATGCTGCTGTTAACGATTCCACTGCTTTAAATGATGGACATAGAGAATTATTGAATGTAACTGTTACATTTAGTGGTCGTCGCATATCAATGCACATCAACGGTGACTTAGTAGTGACAAAGGAATTCGATGAGGCACAACAAATCGTTCTCAACCCTTCTAATATGTACCTTGGTGGCAGAGGAGGAGAATACCGTGGCACAATCGAAACTATACATCTGTCTAAAGGTGTAAAGCAATCAGGTAGGGCATTCTTTGCACCGGTAAAGAGTGATGATACCATTGGCCTTTGGCGCTTTGAAGAGCCAATTGAGCCGATTACTACGCAGGTCGTTACCCCATCGATTTCAGCATCAACCAGTGCTAATTCTACAATTACTATAGGTGCGACTGCTGCTAAAGCCTTAGCAAGTGAATTGTCAGGTTCGTCGACAAAAACATTCATAGACTTTGCAACCGAGTCACCATATAATTCGCATGGATCTTATACCGTAAAAAAGTACACAGCAACATCATCTAGCGATATTACTATTCCTAAAGTACCCTACAACATAATTGTCAACCCTCTAGGTTACAGTTCAACGACAGGTAAGCCTACTGCTAAAGCACCTGAGCGTTTGCGTTTAATGGCAATAAATGGTGGTGCAGGTACAATTACTGTAGAGTCCATTCATCTTGATTTTAGTGCTACATCAAACGGCAGAAGAGGGGCACTACAGGCTCACGACGCAGGTATATTCGTTGTCGTAACTGGAGACTGTATAGTAGATGGAGGAAATGGTAACGACTTCCAACCACAGGGTAGCGGTACACAGTTTTCTCATAGGCAAGGTCAGGTCTGCATAGATGAAAGCATTTACGAAAACCATGGTATAATGTTCTCTATGAGTATGGCTATAGATTCTGATACTTACAATAAATTTTCAGCATCTTCTGCTAATCCCGGCGATGGTTTTTACATAGGGCATTCAGGTAGGCATACTTTGAATCATGTCAAAAGCCATCCATTTATGGGACTATTGCCACCTGCATCTGATGTATCTGTTGATAAAAAATTAGATGCTTCTGCTGATGTTATTTCAGCATCATACTCTTCACAGTACTCAGACATAAAGGGGACCGTTCCCTTAAATTCTAAAGTTTCCGTTTACGATTCTTATGGGCCGTTAAGAATAGAAGCAATTTCTGATAGAACATTTGTTAGTCAAGTTATAGAAAACGGCATGAGCGATATATCGGATGACAAAAGAGGCATCATAGGTATAGGTGGTGACAATTTTGATTCGGATTTATTTAGCCTCAAATCTATAGGAAGTGAAAGAGTCAACAGCGATGCTGCTGAAACTATGAGGCATTTAGTTCCTTCTTCGGAAAGCAGAATTGCTATTCTAAACTTACCTTCTTTGTCTACTTACAATTACGCGCCGTTTATACAATTGCATTATAATGCCGTTTGTCATCACCCTACCAATTTTCCACATGCAGCGGTTTCAAGAATAGATTCATCTTTTACAAGCACAGCCACAGTGATTAAGTTACAAAGTATCAAGTCTTTTGGTAAAAATGGTGCTGTGTTAAGAGCGGTGGATATATCGATTAATGGTGTACCTGCCACTACTGACCCTGCGATAACTGCAACATTAAATCACAGTGACAAAAAAATTACATTTAGTGCTAATACAGATTCCGGTTTCCAAGCAATAGACACTACTGGTGCAATTGTAAAGTTAAAAATGCGTGGCCCGTCATTAATGGTTACTAAGACTGTACCTGATGTAAGTACAATAGTAGATGGCGGTAGCACATCAATTCTCGATCTTATTCATACTGCGTTAGATGCAGGGGATTTGGATATTTACTCGCCGGGAGGTAAAATCGTATTAGATATGTCTGAAAACCTTCCATTCAAATCAGGTGATTTAGAAGGAGATACAGAGGAAGGCCTAGTTGCTGAGCCTAAGTTGGACTTCACACTTTGTCCTCAAAATCATTTACCATTAGTGGCTACTGACCCGCCTATGAAAACTCCTCAAGCAATTGCTTTATCTAATTCCAATTTATCGTCAAAGGAGTCTCAATTTAATAGACTGATAATAGGCCCTGTTGACTACGAATTGAACTTAGATAAAAGAGAAGACACCATAAGGCAGTTCTCAATTCTAAATAGTCGCGTAGGCACTGGTGTAGTCATTAACAATAGTGGGGGATATGCTGCTAGCACTACTACTGCATTGACAGTAGATGGAACTGATGCAAGAACCGCATTTAAGAATGGAGATATAATTTACAGAGCCGATGGAACAATCGTTGGTACAATTAATCACGCTGTTACTGAAACAACACTAAGGGTATCGGGTGGCGGAGGAACTGCAACATTTCTACATGACAATGAAGAATTGTATAGCAGCCCAGTAGAGTTAGGAATAGGTAGCGTAAATCAATCTAGTGCTATTCATGAAATATTTGATATCATTGAACATGAATCGGTAGGTAACAAAATAACATTGACTATTCAACCAAGTGATAGAAGGAGATTTACTCAACTTTGTAGATTAAGTGCGGAAGAGGGTACCGCTAATGAAGTTTCGATCGAATATTTGATTTCAAGGGGAAGAGTATTGTCCTTTGATGATGATGAAAGTGGCAATTCCAATTTGCTTGCCTATGGCCTTGTATCTGATATTGCAAGTGCAAGTGTTAGCGCAAAGGGTGATGGTGCCCCGGATTCACATATAGTCAAAGAGATAATGCCGGGTGCACCTGTTGTAACCGTTACCCTTGGCGGCACAGGTCAGGGTGCAATTAATACAAAGGAAACATGGAACCCAAGCCCTACTGCTAGAATGCCTTGGAGTACGAGGCGCGATTGTGTAACATCAGGTACTGCTGTTGATACTAGTGCCAGTACTATTACAGTAACGCCTCTTAACAATCGTGCAACTGATTTAGCATCTTGGGGTACATATTGCTTCCCTAAAGCCGGTAAAATCTATCTTGAATTACCAAGAACTGATGTAAATGATGCAGTCCGCTTTGCATCTGCAGAGTACACATCTAAAACAGGTACGCTATTCAATTTCCCAATTGGTAGTCAAATGGGAACTGGTAAGTTTATTCTTGCAGACGGTAGTGAAGCGGACACCTTTACAGACTGGGTTAATGGAGTAGGTAGCATAAACATAGTTGGTGGCAATATACATGTTGATGATAAATTCCTTGAAGAGTCTGTTTGCAATGATGGTACCACTATCAACGATAGATTGTTCCAAACTCTTGACACTGTTCAGCACGATTACCAGTTAGGTACACAGTACGCAAGTACTCGCGCATTAGTAGAAATACCATTGTTTGAAGATTTCTTTTTCCAAGACATAGATAGAGGTGTATTTCCCGGACCTGACAACAGTATGAAAATACATGTTGATGCAACGAGAACTGCTAGCAACTGGGCACCTAACCCAGTAGGTAGAAGGCATGAGGAAATTACACCACAAGATCCCGAGATATTCGGTGCGTTTTCGTATAGTATAGCAACTAATACTCATAGGACAGGCACTAAAATTACTGCTCCATTTACAGGAACTACAATTTCTGTAGAGGATGCAAGTATATTCCCTATCTCTACTGCTGGCCCTACTGCAGTTGCAGGTATAGATGGTAGTGCAAGGTATCGTAGAGCGTTTTTACCAAGTGGAGAATGGGTGCTTTACACAGGTACGCCTCATCTAACTAATAACACAATTACAGCAGCAGCGCCAGCAACCGCTGGTGGTAACTGGGCAATGAGTAAAAACTTCGTCAAAGAGTTCGCAGTTGGTGTACAACTTACTCCGGGGCCGGGCTACCAAGATATGAATTACAGTCCGATTGCAGACAACCCCCTCCTCAAAAGTGCCGGATATGAAGGTCGTCGCTCATTCTATTATGACCGCTCCAATGTAATGACACAAGGTGGCAATGTTGATTATGGTATGAAGCAATATGTCAGTGCAGTTGAGTTCAGAGCAGGGCCTCGTGTCAATCCTCACCTTGACAGAATTCAAAGTGGCAGAGCAAAAGGTATAGTTGAATCTCTAAATACAGGACTCAATATATTGTACTTAAAAGATGGAAGTCTTTTCCCTGAAAATGTACAGGGAGTAAGTGGATATAGCGGCTATCGCTATAGATTGGCTTACAGAAATGCTAGTGGTACTTTGAACTACGCACACTATGAAGCAAGGGCAGGGTCTGTGTTTACTCTAGCACAAAGAGATTCCGGCTTTACTCCATCTGAAGGCGATGAAGTTACACTTGTAGATATGAATGCTAGCCCTAGCACAATTTATCCTGAACAAAAGGAAGGGGTATTCCTAAACAAATCTTGGGCTTATCCTTATGCTCCGGGTGGATTGCGTGACGGTGACACTGTTTGGATGAACATGCATTACACTAATCCTCATTCGATAGAAGGCTTATTCTGTAAAAGCAGAGGCACACTAAACGAAGGTAAAGTTTGGACTGGTTTCAATGGTGGTCAAGGTGCCATGAATGCCAACCCAAGAAGCAGTACACCTTTGGAGAACTTTTTGATTGGTAATACTTGTGTGGAAACAGCAAAGAATTTTGTGCAACATGTCAACAAAACAATTGAGTTGAATTATGAAGCACTAGGCCTGTCTGCTACACTTGCACCAACTGTTGCATATTTAGACCCGTATCAGTCAGATAGCGAGCATGCTCGTGTTTTGCTGTATGATGTTGCACATGACCGTGAGTTTATTGCATTCCAAGATTTATGGATGCAAGTTCAGAGTAGTGCTGATGCCACTAAGATCGGAGCAGCCCCAAGTGGAACTACTGGTGCAATTGTGTACAATGATGACAATTCAGGTTCTTGGATAGATGTAGCATCCGGCTTCCCAAGCCAAAGCAAGTACCTTACAGCATCTACTAAGTCACAGTTTATCGAAGCGGCGTATTCCCACAAGAGCACATGGAACGCTAGTACCGGCACTATATTGTCACCACACAGCCCCGATGTGGGTACAAACTATACAACAAATGGCGGCATGCCTAGAACTAACGATGCCGTAATAAACTCAGATGATGCAGTATTGTTACATCAGCAAATCGATAAAGATTCAAGAGAAGCCTCTACATTCTTTGATACCCCTGACGGTACCCGCGCTATACCTGCTTTCCTTGCATTAAAGGGTATAAGGAACAGTGCTTTAGATTTAAGTGGACACGAAGAAACTAGGCTCAATAATTTAGAACACTGGACAAAGATGGACTTTGTAAGAAGATTAACAATTGACTTTGGTGAAATTTCTATAGACAAAGGTTTCACTAACATAGAGTCAGCCGCTCGTGAAGTTGTTCGTTTAATTAACCAAGCCGGTGCTAAAAATGGCAGAACTTATGCAAGAGGAGAAAAAGAAAGGCACTTAGGTGAAAGCACTGGCTCTACTCACGATCCTGCTCCGTTTTGGGATGTAAAGAAAGGCTTCTCTAGTCACGACAAAGGAAGCCACATGGGGTATGTTCGCGCTCATCTTGGTCGTGTAGTATTAGATTCTAATGGGGAAAAAGGATTTTCAATTGTCATTCACTCTACTGTTCCGGGTGCAGAAGGTCGTAATTTCTGCGTTTGGTTAGATAGCAGTCGTGCGCAGACACCTTACCAACCAAGATATTTAATCGGACATGGTGGTAGATTCCGCAACTATTGGTGTCAGCCGGATGAAATGACTGGAGAAAACATGCACCCTGCCCCTATGCCAATCAATCGTTTCGGTAGACCATTTGCTCCTATAACTACTTTGAAAGAATATATTCCTCCTGAAGAAACACTAGATGAATTTGAAAACAATTTAAGTTTAGGGCCGGAGACAGTTGCAGGCTCGACTCAAAAGACTGACACATTCCGTGAAGGTGCTTCGGGTAGAAATTCAAACACTGTAATCAACGAATCCTTTGAAACTAAAAGTCCGTCTTCTACATTAGTTGATGGATTGAGAACAGGTACATCCGCACAAGCCCGTATCAACTTTGGTGGATTAACACAAGCCGGTATACCGGGCTGGGCACCTAATGCTGGAAAATGGGGTATGGGTCGAGATGGCGACGACAGATTCAAAGCAATATACGGCAATGCATCTAACGCTGCCACCGCCATGCTTGGTAGTACAATTTACACTTCTACAAACAAAACCGGCTACATTCCTGAAGAGCAGATGAAGCCTGCTAATATTGGTAAGGGTAGTTTATACGGTATTAGATTGGAAGATCATAGAGGTGATAATCATACAATCAGGATGGTGTACAAAGAATGTGGAAAGCCGTTTGGAAATGACTTAACAATGGTCCCGCCTACATTTGACGAAGAAGTTGTAATTTACTTTAATGATAGTGATGTAGCACAAGGTGGATTTACTATTGGTAGGCATATGGTTGGTAAAGGTGAGGTCTGTGGAGAAAAGACTGGTGGCACAGAGAAAGAATACAAAGGAAACCTTTGGAACAATTATCCTTCACCTGCAGTTGGTATTCACGGCTCAGTAAGTTTGACTCATGACAGTGCAGGTACAGGAGAAACACTCACGATGGTCTTCAGTGCACCTTATGATACAAGTGGTACACTGTCTCATCCTGACATCTTAGGCTATCTTGGATTCCCTGAGTCAGGTTTATTACAACTAACAACAGATGGTGGTGCTAACAAAGGTATAACTATTTCATACACCAGTCGGACTCACAATGCCAAGGCCGGTCCTCATGTTTTCTATGGGTGTACAGGGGGGCTTGGAAGTGCCATAAGTTCCGTTGACTATGTAATAAGTCCAAGAATCAATTTCACAAGTGTACTCACAGACGAAGTTATTGCAGCGGCAGTTGAGTTTGCGATGACAATGCCTGCTAATAACGACGAAAGTAATTTTGATTGTAGGCATATGTTTGCACCTGATGGTAAAACTCTAGGTGAGTGGGGTGTAAAAGACAACGCCGTCATAATCAAAGTCAATAATAAGAATAGAATCCCACTTAGTAAACTATTCAATGTTACAAGAAGTAAAGACTGGGGCTTAATGGAGGGTGCGAGTAGTGACGCTACTGTATCGTCAAAGCACACTGGTGGGTTAACTGATGATGAAAGAGATTCGGGTACACGCTTAGATGTAGGCTATATTCCTGAAACTGTTCTGCACATTATTACTCGTTACAAGGGTACCAATGCTAACACTGCTACGCCGATCTTAGTAGACAGTCAAAATAACATGGTTGATGTTTCTACATGGCAAAGAAATCTTCGTGGTGATAATTACACTAGTGTAGCGGGCGACCACATTATTCCAAAAGTAGACAGCCCTATGATTTTGAAGACCACTGATGACGGGGCTACAATAACAACCGCAAGCAATACCTACCTTTACTCTATATGTGTGCCGGGTTCGGATGATACTTACAGTTGGGGTGAAAGGTTTACAATTTGGTGGGGCTCAGAAGAATACGCAGAAGTAACTAGTAAAGTTGGTGCAGATGTAGAAACTAAACTTAGTTATGGGGCAACTACAGGTGTTAGTGCTAATTTCGCCTCTTACTGCCACGACAGCGATGATGAAGTTTTGATGCGAAACGGCGATGTCAAGAACGGTATGAAAACAGATGGCATTCGTAGAGCCGGTAGCAAGATGTCCAGCCCATTCCTTTACTTCAGAGGCGGTAGAGATAGCCCTGACCACTGGGTACCACTGTACTTTGGTGGCGGATTTAGTGGTGTAGTTATGGATATCAATGACGGCACTGAAAATGACTACGGTGAATTCTATACCCACCCATATGCAAGCGGACCAACCGGTTCATGTGGATTACAAAATGTAGGTGAAATCGCAGGCTCGTATGCTTTACTTGATACGAATGCTATGTTGGCTATGTTCCCCGGTACCCCGTATTTAGATAATCACAAAGGTAAAAACAATCCTCCGCTGTTTAACCAAGATGGCATATTGACATTTGATATGGCTAAAGGTGCAAATAATCATGCTACCGGTACAACATATACTGACGGTACTAATACAGTGTCGACAAACATACCGAGTCCGATTATACTTCGATTTGCCCATCCTCACGCTAGGTATAGTTCGTCAGGAAACACAGATGACCAAACCGTGTATATGGTGTTTGGTCCGGGTCAGGCTTTCCCTCACAACAGTGCTGCATTTGAACCGCAAGGATCGAACATAGTGACTACAGGTAATGGCTACAGCGCTGTTCCTATTTACATAACTGGTGGTAGTGCTAGTGATGAATCCTTCTTACCTAATCAATTAGCAAATGGCGACGATTCGGTTAGTGGATTCAATAGAACTTTGGCTGCATCTGCTCACTTGCCAAGGACATCTTTCTTCCAAAAGAATAGACTTAGTGGGTTTAATTACGATATGAACTGGGAGCCGACCAAGGGATTCCCAAGTGTATCTGTGCATACTAGTAGTGGTGATAGTTTTGAACAAACATATGACAAAGCATTCTACTATGAAGGGTCATTATTTAGTGTTCCTCATTTCACATATCCACCAACAGCGCATCCTTTTAACACTGTATTTACTGATTTGGCTGGCAATTCTTTGCAAACTACTGGTACATATGCTGCAACAAAGAAAGCGTTTGCAATTTGGCACATGGATGGAGGATATCATCCGGGTGGTCATTTCCTTGATAACCATGTCAATATCAATCCAAAGCATCCAATCGAAAACGGTAGGCTAGCCACAGGTGGTACTAACAAACACAATGTGTCTGCATTTAGACCATGTGGCTTGTTAGCCGAAGCATATCTTAGTAAATATGGAGGCTCACCTGATAATCAAGTAAGTGACGAAAATGTTGTACTGATAGACGCTACTCGTGTACAGAACGCAGAGGAGTTAGGGGCAGTCATCAGTGCATCCATCAATACATTCCCCGGCAAAGACCCACTCAAAGCAATCGGTGGTACATTCCTTCCGTCTATGCAAAATGCACACAGGCAGGACAGGTATGGTTGGGTAGAGGTTGCAGTAAACCAATACACTGCTCAGTCAGGAAGCACTGCTGCTAGCGTTAGAGTCACAAGCGCAGCCACCACTTTCCCCGATTACGGTTGGCTTAGATTTAGTGACGGTAATACTGCTGGGTACGCACCTTATATTAGTCAAAGTGTAAGTGCGCCTAATACTACTTTCACGCTTGGTAAAAGCCCTGCATTGAGTTCACCTTCTGTTATTAGTATTTTAGATCCGGGAAGTGGTGGATATTCTACAGCGGCTGGTTTGGCTACATCAGGAGGTTCCGGTACTGGTTTGACTGTGGAAATAACTGCTGTAACTGGTTCCGGCCAAATCGATCCTAGTGGCCCTTCAGGGGGAATAGTAATCACTAATCCGGGTTCAGGTTACGAATCCGGTGAAGATATAATTGTTATACAAGGGGGCGCTTCAAATGATGCCCGTATTTCAATCGATGATTGCGCTGCAAATTCCAATGTAACTAATCCTGAAAATATGAGAGATGTTGCCGTAGATAATAGTTTCAAAGCGTATGTTTGGACTAAAGCGGGTACCCATCGTCACAATAACGACAGTTCTGTTACTGCTCGTGACCACATGTGTCAAGTACACTATAATGGTCTAATTGATGCGGTTGATAGAACCAAGCCAATCGGTGCAGTAGGTTGGGCAGGTGAGGCTTATTCCTATCTGAATTCTTACACAGGTACTCAGATAGGTTCAGGTGTATATCCTGCCGGACTAGGTGCTTGGCACCCGTTCCTCGGCTTCAACCCATATGGTGCTGCTGAAACATGTTTAGCATCATCTGCACCTGTAGGCACTGGTGACACCGCTACAGCAACATTCTCCGATTATTGTGTAAACGGTTTATCTTCAAGGCATCTTATCGCCATTACTAATGAAAGTGAATTGCCACTTATTGCTAAAGCAGATAGAGATGGCATACTTTGTTCAGGCGACTGGTTAATGGCAAAGGAAAATGGTAACATCTTACATGCCGGTACAGTCCAATGGGACACTGCTAAAGTTCACAACAAATCACGCTATGTGGCTTACGCTAACGCTGGACCTCGTGTAGAAGCACAGATGCATAGCGGATTTACTAGACCATTCAATAACACAAATTACCCTAATACAGGAAGTGCACCTTCAGATGCTCAATGGCATCGCACTATACAGTCAGGCGATATGGTGCAAGCAAATCCTTGTTTGTACCCTACTGGTGATTTGTTTTGGGATGAAAGTGTTGTCAAAGGTTCTAATTTCCATGAAAACTTTGGAACAAACGGTGTAGAATGTATAGGTAATAGTGGTTTGAAAGACTATCTAAATCCAGCAGCAGCGACTACCGCTATGCCGCATCCCGGATTATTTGGCTATTATAGCAAGCGATCGGCTGCTCGTAACTTTTCAGCAGAACACATTGTTTGGAAGAGAATGGATGGTGGTAGCCTAACTATGCCTGCCGCTAATGCAAGGGGCTTAGGAGCCATTCCTTGGGTAAACAGAAAGCAAAGTGATGATTCTTATTTATTAGAGGGTGAAAAGGTACTAGGAAATGTAAGATTTAGTTTTGAAACTACAAATTCAGCAATGTTCCCAGTTATACAGGCTCAAGAATTATCTCATCCACAATTAGCCGAACAGCACCCTATCAGAATCCAAAACGCATTAATGATACCCAATGAAGAAATGCAATTCAAAAGCATGATGGTCGTTGACGACACTGGTCAAGAGCATCGATTAGAGGGTGGCTCTCCATTGGGCACAGTGATAATGGACTTTAGACATGTAAGTGATAGAGAAATACAGGGTTTATCCCCTGCATTAGCAGGTACTGGTGTATCTCCTAATATGAAAATTAGACTTCCTAACCCTGATGAAATACCCGGCAACATAATTGTTAGGCCGGGCTTCGATCGTATACAGGCATACCAGCATGAAACATTTGGTTCCGGTGGTTTACAACACCCTGCTCAACCAATACAGCACATAACGGACATGTTCGATAACACATACGCCGGTCCTCGTTTATGGCCTACTTGGGAAAACAATGGTTGGGAACATCTGAGTCAAGATGGCACTGATATATCTATTCTTAAAAATGAACATAGGTTAGATTTCCCTGCATCTACACTAGAGGGATGGCAAGACCATACAGGTAATAGACCACTATCTACCTCTTATGAGCCGCATGACAGAAGTTTGTATTTCCATGTAACTAAGATGGGGGTTAGTTCTACTCACAAGTATGGTGTAGAAGAAACACCTTACCAAAACCACACCGTTAACACAATAGTTGCTGGAGGAACACTTGCTTCCGCAGATTGGACAGATACTACCGAACAAAGTGGGGGTAGGTACTTCCTCAGAGTTTACGACCCTGAAACCGGCAAGGGAGTAATTGCTTCTTATACGGGTATATCGAGTGACACCTTTACTGGGGTAGTCTTTTCTCCTGACTTTGAACAATTCGTTACAGATAACCAAGCCTCTTTGTTTATTGTGCCGAGTTATTACATGCCTGCCGGTAGCACTCGTATCTTTGCATCTCGTAGACTTCGTGACCATAGCGAATATAGCGGCGCAAGTCCTGATATGAAGATTACAGGTTGGTTTGAGATGTATGACAAACTACCTGCAAGCACTGGTAACTTTGCGAATCCATCTATACCTTATCAATATCTTGCAGGAGCATCAAGTCCTAAGATGACACCTATGCCTATTCCGAGAATGGGCCATCATTATGTTACCCCTACCATGGCACTTATGCCGGGTCATTACGCTCACCCTGCTTACCAACGAATATATGATTTGAATCAAAGTTGTAGGACATCTAACAATGATTTCACAATCAACAGTTTGATTGGTACAAATGAGGCAACTAGGACAAGTGTGGTTGCAGCAGCAACTGGTACAATAACTGCGGCTGATGGAGATGCTGCACATGGTTTAACAGCAGGGCAAAAGATAACAATTACTAGTACTGATGGTAAGATAGTGGATTACTTTGTATCTGACACTAACGATGGAGGGGTCGCCCACCTTAGTGCAGTGACTGCGGGTGCTACTTTGAAATCTACAGGTTCGATTACTGCTAGTTTGACATCCGGCGCTACAGGTATATCTGTTGGATTTAATCTTGCTAGTGGTACACAGAATGCCTACTTGGTATTACTGAAAGCAGCAATAGAACATGCTAATGGGCATAATGGTAGAGTTACAGTATCTGCTGTACCTGCGGAGGCCAATGGTAATCAGTCAATAACCGTAACACAAAGAGACCATGGTGAAGATGGTAACCTAACTATGACTGAAAACCTCGCCACTGTTTCTGTCAGTGGATTTAGTGGAGCGGCAAATATTACCACTTCGTTTGAAAGTGGTCGCGACCCTTACATTTACTTCTCAGGACCAACTGCTGCGTTCTCTCCATCTGATATACACGGTGGAGGATTTACACTGTTGACTGAAACTAAAATCAAGTACGAAGGGTACGGTATAGCAGCATCAGTAGGTGATGCAGGTACAAAGAATGCCGCTGGTGGGCACGAATTAGTGTTAGAAGCGGCTGGTACATACACCCTCAATGACCACTTCCCCGATCCGATGGAAGTCGGTGCATATCAAATTGTAATACAGCCTAATTTGTTCAAGCAACAATTGAAAGGATTCCACGCAAACGGACCTGCTGCAGATGTACCTGATGGCTCAGTTGTAGAATTGACTGGGCAGCAGGTAAATACAGTAATTGCCATCGAGCAAGATATCAGTACAAATGGTGCTCATACACTTATTTTGGCTGAAGCAATCATGGCAGATGTAAGAGGCTGCGAGGTAATAATCAATGAAGTTATACTAGATATTGAGCCCGATTCCGGTAGCCACTTTACTAACATGCCTACTTTGGGTCTATACAACCCACTAGGTGTACAGGAAACCAGTTCTCCTTCACTTACTAGAAGAAGCATGCCTTACAGACCGGGCATGTTTAGTAGTGCTACTCCGGGCTACACAATTACTATTCCTTGGTGGGGCATATTGCACAAAGATGGTGCTACTGCTAGCGGTGCTAACAAGTTCAAACACTTAGAATGGCACAAGCCTGACAATTATTACGAGTTTTGTAGAATGTCTTATGGCTGCGTAGGTGCACAATTGACCATTGCTGGTTACCCCACATCCTTTATGGACATCTATGAAGTACATAGGCGCAATAGAAGCCTAAACCCTACTTGTGTTGTACTTTCGACTAACAGCGGAGGGTCAACGATTACAGTTGACAATAACGATTTATTCCCTGTTGAACCATATTATGGTGAGCAGTTGGAATACACCAAGAATGGAATAACATACACTGCTACTTATGGTAACCGTACAGGTACTTTGGCACATGCTACTTTAGGTGTATCTACTATATTTGAAAGTGTTAGTGGTAGTACAGAGTTTTGGGCTAATATCGCTGCTAACACTGTCCTAAAACTAACTAGACCTTACAAAACTTATGCCTCTGATACTGTATTTTTAGATTCTCAAACTAGTATAATGGCTAGACTTTTCCCCCAAAAGCAAAACAAGTATGACAATTCCTTAGTTGATGGAAGTGGAGATACAAACAGCCTACACTTACCTGATGCTTACTTATGTCTGTGGCATCCTAATTTAGGTAGACCGTTTACTTGGTACAGTGACACTGCTACTGGTGGAACTCGTAATTTCTACGATAAGACTGGAGTGGCAGATACACCTGTAGACAAGAAACCGTATAACCACATGCCCGAGTTCTTTGAAACTATACACTATCACGACTTCAACTATGTTGCTAGTAAAGGGCCATTTGGATTTGCAATGAAGTGGGTAGCACCACCTCATGACCACGATAATAACAGTGGTACTGCACTAAACCACGATGGATCGATATATACCGCTGCACAAATAGATGCATTAGTTGACGGCTCGGGTACACTCAATCACCAAGGAGGTACTATTAGTTCTACAAAGTACAACTTTGCAGGATTTTGGCCGGGTGGTTCGCACGGTGGTGGCGCAGTAAGTCGTTTAGAGACTTATGCCAGTGCATTGATTGGTTGGGGTGGCGAAACTCACGGTATGGATTGTGGTGGGTTCGATGACAATACAGGTGTAAGGACTCGCACTTATGCAGAATTAACATCTGCTTCTGCCTATGCCCGTAACTACTGCTTTGGTTATAGGTTTGGAATAAGGCAAGCCTACAATAGACCACGCTATGCTAATTATGTAAGAGGTTATTTGGAAGTAGCCAATGCAAACGCTTTACATGGGTACTACCATGGTCCATTTGTACAACAAGATAACAAAACTAACGGATGGGATTATGTTGGAGCAGACAGTGGAGACGGTGCCCCTACTGACCAAACATTTACTGCTAGTTACATAGGAATTCTTGAAAGGCTAACGCAGATTAGTGCCCTTCTCAACCAAGACCAAATTGGTAGACAAGTCAGATACAGTGACGGCAGAAGGATGTCCGAGTCGTTTGGCTGCGCTGTCAGAACTATACGAAATGCGTCTACCGTAAGAAGAGAATATCCCGGCGATAGCGCTGGTAAAGATATAGCCGACTTAGCCGAAGCACACCGTTACTACATGGTGGATTGGTGGGGCAACACTCGTGGAGAAGATGTACGAAGGTTCCCTGTTAGAGGGTTTGGAATTAGACCATCATGGGATCCTGAAGACGCGTATGCAGACACTAATGTAACTCACAGACCAGCCGCACACAGTTTGTTTGCAGGAGATGGAAATGACCGCTATAGTGGCAATGCAAATACAGCCAACAACGACGCTAGTAACATGGGCACTGCGGATTGGTTTAACCCAGCCAGTGCTATGCGTGTTGGTGATAGAGGTGACGGAAGAGGAGTTCGTTGGCCTACCGTATTCAACGAAAGTATGCTCATGGATGTTAGTGAAACTCATGAGGCTACAGGTCTAGTTCTATCTCATAGTACAGCCGAGCCTGCGTTCGGACAGGGACTAGTTCGACCAAGCAATTTAACTTTACAAGCGGGTGAAATCGATAGAGGTATCAGCGCAAGGTTAGATTTAGCAGATGAGGATGGTTTACTTAAACCAAGTTCATCTGTTGGCGAAGGAGTAGAAACTGTAACTGCTGATACTAGGTTAGTAGATCCTGTTGCTAGAGATGATATCCGAATGGGATTAGATGTAGATACAATTTCTGAACTCAATGATGGTGCTAGTAGAGAGTATGTTATCATGTCTACAGAAGCAGCCAGTTTACACACTGACACAGAAGTGGGGCAGAGAACTAATCTAAGAGGAGCCATGACTGGTGGAAGTAGAACATTAGGTAACTTCGATCTAACTGCTTTGAACTTTAGTGGTAACCCTGTTGCAGGCATTACAAGGTTCTCTAACGCACACGCATATTGGTCACTAGGCGGTACATATGTCATGGAATGGAGTAAACATTCAGGTGTATTGGATGTCAAAGGATGGGGCCAAGACGGTGTACCTTTGTCTTCTAACCCATATCAAGATGCTAACCACAACCCTACTATACAAAACATCAATTTCACCGATTCTAAGATAGAGTTCCTATATAGGCCAGCACAGGTTCTCGATAGTAAGCATGTACAATTCTTCAGACCTGCACCTGTGATGAAGACTAGTGCGGACCAAGTTGGCTCTAACTTCTATAGAGCGACAGCCGGAGGCAAATATGGGTTATTTACAAGTGATGTACCGGGGGCACTGACAGGTACTCCAAGTCTCCCACCGTACGCACCTGTTTATTCGATTACACCCGGTTCTAGTTTGACAGTGCCGACTAGCCAAGGGCCTAAGATTGAAGGTGTCGATGTAACAGGATATGACAAGACTGACATCCGATCTCCGGTGGCAAGAATAGTCATGTCAGAGAACACACTTGAGCACTTTAGAGCAGATGCAAGTCGTAAATCACCTGATGATAAAGAGGGTGATTTTGCTGTACAACCAAGGCACAGCCAAACACTACATCCAAAAGGTAGTGATGGTGATGCATCTTATAATACAGGAGACCACAGCGGGGATTGAACATGGCAGTAGGTAAGAATCTCGCAACTGGTCGCGCTGATGCGACTAACAGTACCATCATGAAAGTTGTGCGCAAGCCTAAGTTTGTAGATAACGCTGTTCGACACGGGGAATACACTAAGCAACAAAGTGGCTTCTTAGTAAAAGCACCCACTTCTAGCGATTTCATGCCTACTCACGATCGAAAATATTCTTTGATTGAAGAGGAAGATACGATTAGGCTGACACACAATGTAAGTGATGGGCATAGGTATACTGGTAATATTTTTGTTAATAGAGAAAAGGTCAATAATGTAACTAATGCTATTTTACCTCCTCTAATCATAGGTGCAGACAACCCTGACCAAGCACTAGTACCTGCTTCTATAGAACAGAGCGACAAAGGCTCGCGCTACCGCCTTGGAAATCTGAAAGGTTCGGAATTAAAACAAATTGGTTTTACCGACAAAAGGGTACGGGTTGGGCAGAAAGCAAATGTCGGTTTGCGCACTACAGATCTTGTAAGTCGCATAGCGAAATCTAGTACAAACTCAATCAACGGTTTGTCTATACCTAGTCCCAGTGGTACATTTGTAGCGCAGGACTTTTACGGAGTAGATGGAGTTAACGCTATCCGCTTTTTATCTAAGCATGACAATTATAGCACTAACATTGACCAGTTTGGCAACTTGCATTATTCTCATCAGAACAGGCATAACAAAGAACACAGAATCACCGAAAATATGGTGTCTGATGGAAGTGTAGAAACTGAGGGGAAAAGTACCCTCAACCGTGTAGTGGTTCGGGGAAAAGTCCGAGCCAACAACGACCAAAATGTGGTACAGGTTGATGACTTTGGCCCACAAAAAGACACTGTTAATGAAGTGCCGGGTGGAATATATGCTCCTACTGCCGTAACTAAGGCTAGTGCTAAAGCGATAGGGCGCAAATTACTATCTAGCGCTCGAAAAGCAGAAGGTAACAAGCGTTTGAAAGGAGTACTACTATCAAGTAAAATACAACCGGGCGATGTGGTTTCATATGAATCACTTACTGGTATTGAAAGAAAAATAGTCTTGAGTACTAAGCACAATTTAATCAATCGGAAAACCGATATAGATTTGAACTCTGTTCACGGCTCTATAGAAGATATTCTACAGCGCTTCCAAGAAGTAGATATTAGTTCAAGTGTTAGCGACAATGAGGAAAGGAATAGGCAGTATACTAGAGAAGAATTTGCAACATCTTTTGGATTCAATGTCAAAATATCTTGGCGTGTAGAGACTCGAAAGGTTAGAGATAGGAGTGTTGGGTTTGTTATCGGAACGCCGGGTAGCAGTACAATCAAGGGTGGCAGATTTATGAAAAGTACTGGTATATTGATTAACAACGGTGGTGGTTACGCTGTAGGCACCACTACATTTGCGACTGATGGTGTTAATGCTGACTCTATATTCACTTCAAGTGTAATTAATGATGGTAGAGCAGATGCATTTGTCTACAAGGCTAATGGTAACCTGCTAGGTAAGGTTCAGTCGGCTACTGCTAGCCAAATTGTACTTACTAAGAAGTCACCTTACGCAGTCGAGAATAACGAAGAATTATTCTTAATTTCAGTAGATTCTCTACCTGAAAGTAGAAACAGTCATTTGAAAATAAAGATCAATAAAGGTAAGTATTTGAGTAGAAGGAGGGGCTGATATGCCATTGTTAAATCAAGGAACTAGATATATGATAGACACATTGAAATCGAGAATAAATGAAGTGGTATTTGGATTTGGTGGCACACTTGCCAACCAAGATGATACAGGGGCGGCGCAGCCTGCTGTTGTCGTAACACCTGTGGTAAGAGTGATAGATGACAATACATTGTCGGTGGAAGCCAAGTTACCTCTTTCTACAACCTTCAATGTACCTCTAAGAGAAGTGGTAATACAGTACAAAAATCCAACTGATGCCACTGATGTAACTGCTTTGGCAAGGTACACTTATGATTCTATAACAAAAACAACAGATAACGAAATCTTTTTCTCAGCGATAATTGAGGTGAATGCATGACGAACCCGAAAGCAGGGCACACAAGTGCCGCCGGAATGAGCACTAGTTCTGAAGGATTGAGAGACGGAGATGGACTATCTTCTCCTAGCCTAACTAACCCATATGAAGGATTACACGGTAACGGTATCATTCGTGTTGCAGATACAGCGATTGGTACTGCTACTAGAAATAGTATCAGTACATCAACGCCGGGCTACATAGAAACATCTGCATCAGGAGTCGTAACTATACACGGTGGCTGGTGTGTATTAGATGGTGCTTTGTACAAGTTTGCTAATGGGATAGGTAACACGCAACAGATAACAATAGGGGCTACTGGCACTGCTAATTTTAATGGTGAGTTACCTGCAGTACCCACCTCTACTAGCGATGTATTTGTTGTAATTTACATATGCTCTGATGGAGGAACTACAGCAAGAATCCGTTATGAAATGGGTACACCGGCAGCACCAGCAACAGGTACTCCTTTGATTCCTTCAGGCTTTTTAGCAGATCCATCAATCAACAACACCCGTAGTAATCATCAATCAATTGTATTAGCGGTGCTTCGATACACGATGTCTTCAGGTGCAGGTAGTGTAACTGCATCTTTAAATGCATCCCCTATTGTACACGATAGGCGCGTTTACATTAGAACCAGTCCTATTTATTTGCAGCATATGACCAAGGGCGGTAAAACCACTGGTACTAATTTCCATACGGCAGGCAATGCTATCAGATTGCACACCGATCTTGCTGCTTTATTCGCTGGCGATGAAAGTGGGGATTTAACCAATAGTGAATTCGGTGCAGTTTGGCAAAGCCATACACCTGACTCTCATTCTATGCTGTATTACGCTGCCTCTCGCACTTTAGGAGGCACCAAGGCTATGCATACCCATCGATTGGGGCCTGATGAAGTAAAGGTACTAACAATGTCAGGTTCAGATGTTACATTCAAGTTTGATGAGCCTAACATTTGGATTATTACTACGGATGCTGCTCGCAAACTTAATCCAACAGGTACATTCCCAGCAGGTCATACTGTTGAAATCTATCACAAGGCTGGGGCACATACTTTACACTTTGATTCTACTAGTGGAGGACATAGTACTAACACTAAAATTAATCAAGACATCGCTAATGGCGAATATGGTAAGTTCGTATATGATGGTGCTGATTGGCACAAATTGAATCTTAATACGGTGAGTAGTTGATGGGTAAATTGCTCGCAGAACTACAGATAGAATGCGCCAACTGCAACGAGAAAAGCATTCCCCTTGTAATTAGAGGCGTTTACTTTTCCGGCAAAGGTACGACAATTCAGGAATGTCCAATCTGCGGGCACATGTCCAAATTGGGGGGAAAGTCCCTACCCAAATCTAAGTCTAGCAAGGCCCGCAGGTTTCCCTACGGGCGCTTTGCTAGAGAATTAGTTACTGCTTCTAGGCAATAATCACTCGCCACGCTTACCGATGATGTCATCGATGCGTAGGATGCTGATAGTGACCTCACTTGCAGACTGGATGGCCTGCTTGACTAGATTCAGTGGCTCCCATACATCGGACTCTTTCATCGATGTAGTTCCTCCATCTTCGATGTCAGGTCCATAATCGATGTTACCCGATAGATGCTCATTTCTGAGTGCTAGTACAGTGTCCAGTGGATCGTGACCTGCATTCTCAGCGATAGTGGCAGGGATTGTCTCTAGTGCGTCAGCGAAGGCATCGATAGCCATCTGAGCACGACCACCAATCTCTGCCGCTCTGCTTCTTAGATTGATAGCAGAGTTGAGATATGCCGCGCCTCCACCCGGTACGACTTCAAGGGTATTGTATGCTAAGCACACCACACCAAGGGCATCTTCAAAGCCACGCTCGGTTTCATCGAGTGTCTGCTTAGTAGCACCTCTGAGGATGAGAGTAGTGACTTCACCCTTGCCCTTGACTACAACATACTTCATGTCACCAATGGTAGTGCATTCGACATCTGCATCAACGGCATCCCCTAAGTCTTCAACGGTATGAGCCGCAGTTGCATTTAGAAGTAAACCGAGTGCAGTCATATCACTCTCAGGTAAACGCTGTACAACGCTGATACCGGCCTTAGCCAGCGTAGCGGCAACCACTTCATTCACATGGTCTCTAACGAATACTGCGCCGCCTTTAGGAAGGCGCTCGACAATGGCCTCTGCTTTCTTTACCCAAATATCCCTAGTCGTAGTCTGTTGATATTGTTGATATTCAGCAGCAGATCCAAGTGATACCTGTACATTGTCCTCGTTTTTCTTATTGCTGAGTCCTGTGTTAATTAGTAGTGCTTTACCTTGTACAAGTGGCATTGCAGGTAACATGAATTCCTTGTGTAAAACTACACCTGAGAAACATGTTGAATCCTCAAGGCCTCCGCCGGGCTGACACAGGACACGGATACGCTCAAATTCGCCTCCAGCCAACTCTGCGGCTTTTACACATAGTTCGCTGACATGCTCCATAGCAGACTCTAGTGACTTACCAGTAATCGAAGTTTGAGCCACATGCTTTAGATGAGGCTTGGCTGATTCTGATAGGGAATGAATGTGTTCGACAGCCCATTGTGCTGCCTGTCTGTAACCTTTACAGATTACATTAGGGTGTAAGCCCTTTTCAAATAGTGATTCTGTATTACTTAGCAATTGACCTGCTAAAACGACTGTGCTAGTTGTGCCATCGTAACACATGCTTTCTTGTGTGTTAGCGGCTTCGATAATCATCTTAGCACCGGGGTGTGAAACATCAAGTTCTTGTAGAATTGTAGCGCCATCATTTGTTACGATGACATTGCCGCCTCCATCTACCATCATCTTGTCCATTCCCGCCGGACCTAGCGTCGTTCTAACCGTGTCCGCGATTGCTTTCGCAGCACGAATGTTCATGCTTTGTGCTGATTGCTGTTGCTCTCCATTGTTTACCATTCTACATCAAACTCCATCGGTATTTCTTCATTTCTCAATCTCACCCTTATATCACCTGCGTCGCTACAACGCTGGACCAGTGAGAGTATTATGTTTGCATCAGATATGCATTCTTGTATTATTTTNACTTCGCTACCCTTTTGCCAAACAGGGGCGTATATCTCAGTGTGTAGTTGAGATTTTAAATTAGTGTCATTTAAATTGATTTTTTGACCTACTAGATGTTCCAAGTCCTTGTCTATATCTATAACATGATTTTCAATATAATCAACCATATCACTAGGGCTGGATTTATTTACACCTATCCAAGGTAAAGTGAGTCCGTAATGTTGGGTGTTTTTCAAAACTAATATCCCTCCTTTGTCCATGATGAATGACATTTCTTCGCCTATTTTTGAATATCTTATTGGTTTGGAATTGATATAAGATCTATGGCTAGTGTATACTGAAAGGTAATCGTTACCAGTTATGACCACTACTTCGGGCGAGTCCACCATGTGTGAAAATTCGCTACCATAGGCAAACACTACGAAGTGTTCTCCTTTCATTCCTCCTCACCTATCAGTGTCTTGAGACTTTCATGCATGGCACCCATACATGCTAAGCAAAAGTCACAAAAATCCACCTTCAGTAAACCGAAGTAACCACTGATGCCCTCTTCCTTGTGCTCATATTCGGCACCACATAAAGTGCAGGCCTTTTTCATTTGTTACCCTCCTTGTTTCTGTGTTCTTTCAATAAACGCGCATACTTACTTTTACCTTCACGGGTTTCTTCAAACAGACTTTTCCCCGATTCGTTGTATTTATTGTGAATACCTGCTTTACTACTCAGGTTCTCATTTTTGCCAAACATTTCCATCATAACTGTTTTCTTTACCCAACCCGGTCCACGGTTATCGTTGAAGTCGTATTGCTCGCATCGCCAATAAGCAGATTTCCAACTAGCCTGCATCTTGCGCTTAGTGGCACTAGCCATGCCTACCTTGACTTCAGATTCAAGCCAGTCGATTAGGTTGTGATACAGGTCATACAGTATTTCTTTAGCCATGTCTACATGGTCACCCGTGACTGTCCACACGCCCTCTATCATAGCCATGTGATGGGCTAGGATGTTGGTATAATTCTGAAGACCCATAATGAAAGATGCACAGACACCCTGTTTCTTAGGGTCCATGTTTTCTACTAAGTCGTAGTAGTCATCAATTGCTTGGTGAAGCGCCGATCTGTATGATGCATCGATTTCAAACATATCGTACATGGCATTCATGGTCCAGCCCTCCTGTAATTCACGGGTGGACTGAATCCATTCTTCACCACTGATACCATTAATGTCCAAAACTCTCTGCTTTAAACGAGTTTGTAAGTTTGTAAAGAACTCAACAACTTCTTCATAAGACACTTCAAACTCGACTCTGTTGTGTACAGCGTCTGCAAGTTCGTGCGCAATGTTACGCTTCATTTCAAGAGTCCAGTGTCTCCAGTAAACTAGTACTCTTTGGAAAATACCTTTGTCAAGTACATGCTCTTTGATACCCTGTGGAGGGAATGTAGTAATCCACAATGATACAAGAGATTCAATCGTAATAGTACCATCCTTCAAGTGCTTCGTCAGGAAGTTTCGCCCTGTACCTGCAGCGTTTAGTGCTGATTGTAAGAACAATACAGTTTGCTCTGAGTGCTGTGTCGGCTTCAGTATAATTGAACCTTCATCGAAGTTCATCCCCTTCGGTCCCGCTAGTACACCGGGGGTTTGGATTAAGTTATCATCACCATCTCTGCTCCAAGACCCTACCATAGCCGCATCTGTACCAGTTGTGTAGTCAACGCAATCTATACCGATATCTTTCATTACCTTCTGAATGATTTCAAACGCCACCGACTTACCAGTCCTAGTGTCCTGAATCCAAAACATGCTAACTCTTGGATCGATATTGGATGCACCTATTGGCATCCTGACAAATGGCAACGCCACCTGACCTAAAATAAAGAAAAAGGACAATAGTCCCGGTATCTCATTATCCTTTGATACTTCTCTAAAGTGTTCTAAATATCCTCTTAAAATTGGGTATTCTTGCATACATTCGTAGTGTTCAACGCTGTGGTCTATCATATCTTTCCTCTCCCCTTGCTATATTTCCGCTCCACCTTTACTGGCTCCTCGCTCGTGAGAACCTCAATTAATCGCTGTCGCAGAACAGAACCCATTCCCTTCACCTGTTTAACAGATTCGACATGTAACATCTCTTCGATACAGCCGCACCTGTCTAATAATTTTTCCACTAAGTCTTGCCCAAAGCCGGGTATTGCGAGCAACATGTCTGCTCTAATATCGTTAGTGCTGACCCTAGTAATTGCCTTTGCACCATGACTAGATGCAGATGTGTGTAATTTGGAATGTAATTTTGTGATGAACATAGCCGCTTCGCTATAGTTGTTAGCCCTCCATACATGGCAATCAAAATCGGCCATTATGCGAGCAATGATACCTGTTAGTGTGTTAAGTGATTTGGAATAAGTAGTTTTTCTACCTTGATTATTTGCAATCTTCACATACTTTGCAAGATCGCCGTGGACTACCAAAAATACTCTTTGGCAATTGGCATCCAAGTTTTCCATCTGACGCATAAGATGGCCCGAAAATGTAGATTGGAATAAGTCAGAGATACTTTTACACTCAATGTGTCCGTCTCCCGCTTTGTAATCACCCATACCCTGTAGAAACTCTTGTTTTACAGGTATGCCCTGCCTTTCTGCTGCTCTCACAACAGCGTCTTTCAGAGGACCCCTCTCGTTAGAATCGATAATTAGTGGCACTTTCATTTCTTCACCACCGTTTGGTTAACCCAATGTAAAGGGTACAAAATCGCTATGATTGGAATCAGTATTATGATTAAAACTATAGCCTCCAAAAGTTGCAACATTTTTTTCATGGTATCGCCTCATTGTTAATCTTCCAAGTTGTAATCCTCATCCTAGACCCTTGTATAGTAGACTCGTCTACATACCCTATTTTTGAAAAATATGGATATTTACTCAAGATTTGTGCAAGTGTACCCTTTGAAGGGTTTTTCTTGTAAAGTCGTCCAGTTTTAGGTGATGTTTGGTTGAGCATGAAAACATACACCTCGTTTGTTGAAAGTGGGCCCTTGTGTTCATCGAATACCCTGAATATACGCTTCACTGTATTTCCTATGGGGTAGTAATTTCTGTTTTCTTTCATTCTATGGCCCCCGTTTTATCCCAGTATCTACATTTACCCATGCACAGACCTTTTGACCAAAGCATGTTACAGGTTTGAGGATAGTCTTTACCCACTATCGTATTAACCTGATAACGAGTCACGCCCTCGTCAAAATCAGCCCACTGCAGACTCTTTATGAAGGAAACAATTTTCTCTGTATGAGTAGTCAGTATGTCTGAATTAAATCTATCTAATGGTAAGAAGTGTCTCATTCGCTTGGCTAGATATTTCACTAATTGTACCCTAGAATCGTGACTAGGGTTGCCTCCGATCTGACAGGCTGCCTGATTGAGGCAGGGTAGTATGATTACGCCATCCATCTTCAGCGTAGGTAGGTCTAGTGGTGCAGTATTCTTTTGAAATACACCCTTCTTTTCACCGGGCTTCTTTACATCTAGTTTGATGCCATTTTTCCCGTAAGATATGACACCACTTGTAGGCTCTAGGGCTTTCTCAAGAATATGACCCATGCCATTTTCTAAATCCTCTGTATTCAGAGGGACACTCCAGTAACCACGCTTGGCGTTATAGGAGTTAGGAATGCGAATTAACCCACTTGTATCGAATGGTACTGCAGGGTCAGAACAGTACAGATTTAAGTCCTTTATCCAGTCATTTACTCTTCTCATACCAGCCTCTCTGATAGCCGATAAGTGAGAACCACTAGCAGGAGTGTATGTTTTAGACAATGCTATCCATATGTGGAAGCCACCGCCGCTGAACCACACACCATGCTCTATGTCTTTCTCTAGTAATTCTTTATGCAACCTGAGAGCCTGTGACAGAGGTACATCCAATGCCACATCGGGGCGACTAGGGTTAGTGAAATCTTTAGGATCGAAATCCAATACAAAGTGTCTGATTATCGGAGTCTGTAAGTTTACTCTCTTATGGTTAGGGGCCTCTGTAGCACGATATCCATAGACTGTAGTGTATGCGTTAGATACGCCATTTTTACCTGCCCAATATCGTTCAAATTCAGTGCTGTTTCGCACTAACTTTCTGAAGCCCTTTCCTTTCTCTGTGCTTAACTCTAATACTTCTCTTGGAAAATCAAACTGTACATACATTTCATCACCTCGGCCAATAATGCTCGCCGCCCGGTTGCCAAGCGGGGCAATCTTCAGTAAAACTGCACCAAGCACATTTACCTTGGTGTGGCTTAGGAGGAAAATGGTCGTGGAAATACGCTTCTAACAGTGCGTTAACTTCTTTTTCTAATATACCTAATTGTTCGCTATTCTCGGAGTAATACATTGAATACCTTTTACTAATCTTTTCATGCGACCAACTGTCCACGAATCTGACACCTTCCATGTCATCTCCACAAGATCCATCAGGGTAGAACCAGCCCCAATGGGTTACATTCTGCAACGGGTGGTCTGCCATTTTGAGTAAATCAACATAGAATGCCATTTCTTTACGCATCCCACGGACTTTGAAAACATCATCTTTCCATTCTTTTTTTCTCCAGTCCCATTTCTGTTTCCACTTACCTGTTTTCAATTCCATGAGGCTGATTGAGCCATCCTCGTTCTCGAAGCCTCGGTCAATCATACCTGCAAAGTGTATAGGTACTGTGTGTGTCTTCCCATTGTGTACAAACTCACGCTCTGTGAACACATGTATTTCATCTTCATTGATAACTGGCAAAAAATTTTGACCTTGTGTGGCTTCTAGCCGATCTAACTCCCATTCCAGCCTTTTGATTAGTATTTCTTCTTCGCCTAGAAGATAGGGTTCTTCCGGCACAGGGAGGCTTTTCACAAACAAGGAAAATGCTTTTTCTTTCTTTCCATCATTAAGTAGTTTGAGAACCTTGTCCAAGTTAGGCCTAACATAGACATAGAACTCCTCCATTGCATTGTGTACATTTGTACCCTTACGCATTGCGTCAGTTTCGGGTGTCTTTCTACCCTCTCTGCGCTTGAAATGATATTGTTGTGGACAGAAATCAAAATCGCTTGTCAAACTAGACTTAGTGATGCGAAGGTGCTTTTCATGTCCCGGTTCCCACTGATATGTGGACTTCTTGTATGCTTCAAAATCTCTCGCCATATTATCACCAATACCTCTTTGGTCGTGCTGCACCTGAAGCCATTTCTAAATCCCAATCAAGGGCTTTGAAGATAGGCTTTACTTTGTTCTTCACTAATTTGTCAACCATTGTATCCCAATCCAGTGTAAATCCTTCTAATTCTTTCACATCTTTGTAAGAAACAATTTTTGTAGGCGGTGCCCAATCAGGTGACGACACAACATACACCCAAGGAACACTGTCACCTTCATCAAAGTTGGGTTGGTTGAATCGTTCTGCCATATGCTTATTGTAGTATATAGCCGCTTTTGCACCGAGTGTTGGTTTATCGTAATTCTTGAGTTTTTTAGAAATTCTAGTAACACCGGTCACCTCCTTGAGTTCCGCTTTACCCTTCTTAATTTTCAAAGAAATAGGTCTTACAAAGTCTATTACCTCTGATTCTGAAGCGCCCTGACAAATCATAGTCAAAGCATCTCTCTCTAAGTTGCGAGAGATAGGGGCAAGTGTGGATATCTTGCCGAATCGGGCTGACTTTGGTTTACCTTCATCTTCAGGAGGCCAAGAACAAATACCGTAGTACAGGTTTTTACCTGCAACCATCCAATATGGCATGTATGCCTCAAACTCTACAATCAGGTGACTAGCATTGAGATCGATTTGTACCCTTTCTGTCAGATGTTTGGCTAACGCTGTGGCCTCATCGAATGGTATCTTTACGAATGCTGAATCAGTGTGACCATACAGGGCTTCGTAGCCCTGAGCCTCTGATTCTTCCATTAGGAATTTGATTGCCTCTCTACCACAGGCTGTGATAGCGTTGGCTATTGCGAAGTCACACCAACCCCAATAGGAACTGGCAACCATACCATACAGAGAAGCCATTACGCGCTTCGTAGCAAGTTGCATTGTATTCCAACCTGCTCTTTCCACAGAAGTTTCTGCCTCTCTCATCCTACGCTTATATTCGTCACGCAGTTCAAACATTTCTTCTACAATCTGAGGCAAAAGCCCCTTCTTAGTTTGACTCCAAGTAGTGCCATCAGGTAATTTGTGAATGCCTTCTTCTCCAGCCCTGTTTCTTTCTACTTGGGTTTCCCAAGATAGATTGTGACTAAGAATGATGGAGGGGTATAGACCCTTGTAGTCTACACAGGCTACACCTTCGTATCTGCCCGGCTTAGGCGGAGGGATGTATGCCCCTTCGTAGTCCTGCTTGTCGACATCAGCGTTAGTAGGTGCTTTCCAATGCGTACGCCTACTAAGTAGGCCACGAGCAAACCTAGTAACATTGTAACAAGAGTTGAATGTCACGCCACATATCCGCTGCAATGACATGAAGAAACTTAAGACATGATTTTCTTCATCCATTCTTTTGAGTAGTAAAGTATCCTGCATACAATAATCACAATAGTCATCAAATCTCTCTCTCCATCCTGTAAATACATCCATGTCAAACTTGCCGCCGTAGCCTAATACATCAGGACCTGTGATGTAGTCTAGTTTTCGACTGGCTAATTGCGGTTTACCACTATCCTTCCATACACGCTCAAAGCCCGTACCGCTATCGTAAGGTGCGGCTGTGTCAAAGCATAACCTACCTAAGATCGGTTGGTCAGTGTATTTGTAACCACGCTCGTTCTTAGGCGGGCGCAGTACACGACCAAGAGGGCTGAGCCGTCTAAACTCATCTAGTCTGCGGACTAGATGTGGTAAATCTGCCCACATGATAGCATGGGCTACGAGTATGTCAGGGTTGCATTCCTCTAAGTAATCCAAAAAGGCACTGTGCATAGATTTCTCATCGGTGTAGAATAAACGCTCGTAACTAAACTCGGTATCTTCGTACTTTACATGGCGTACTTCTTTTCTAACAAAGCCCTTTTCTTCTATCACGGCTGTTTCTTCGCTCCAGCAGAATGTAACATTCCGATTATTGTAATTGTCTACTACAGACATTACAGTAGTGAAGTCTTCATCGGGATCCCATTCCAAGTCAAAGTGCCATACACGAGGTTTCCATTCCGGCATCTCCTGTACCTTGTCTATGAGGTATCGGTCTGTTATACTCAAGTCAGCCTCCCATGTTTTATCGAATTCCAACTGCATGCCTCTTAAATCAGACTGCCTGTAAGCGTATACTTTCACCAAGTCTTCTTCTGTTTTCAATGCGACAGCAGTATCATTTCTATCTATACTACTACCCGGATATCTATTCAGCACATTGTTAACTACACTGTCACTGGTCTCTGCCCTAATCCAAAAATAGGGTCTGAAGTTGTCAATGTGCTGTTCTATGAGATTACCTTCAGAGTCACGCCACCGCTTGTATATGTAGGCGTGGCCTTCAGGGTCAGGGTGATATGAATTGATAATCATTTTTCCCCCTCCAAGCACTCGCAATCATTACAACCGCCCTCACCTTGATAACTCTTGCAATGTGGACAAAGTGGCTTACCCTTGTGATAAGGTATGTCTTTGCCACAGTTACATTGATTTAGATTTATCAGCAAGTTATGCTCTACAGGCCACACATTACCGTAGGAGTCCCTGATATAATGAGACATCATTAGTCCTCCTCGTACTCTTGGTCCATCACAACTAGCAAGAAACCTGTATCACCCTGCTCTATCACAAGTACAGTTTCATCTCCAGTGTGGAGGTTGAGTGGGCCCGGCGGTAGATTAGACAGAAGTGCTGGTAACCAATAGGCAAACGCTGAGTTTACTGTATCGTTGTTAGATTCGCAATTGGTAACAGGTACACGCACAAACATCTTGCCTTTAGGCTTTGAGCCCGCACTAACGACGAATTCTCCTGACGGATCGAATGCCGTCTTACAGGAGAATTTGCCTCCAATCACCTTGTCAAACTGTGCCGCTGGTGCGAAGTCTTCGCCGTTGACTATACCATGACAGTCTAAACTAAACGATGCCCATTTCTGCCACATGTTTTTCTCACCTTCATTCACCAATCTTTCGATTAGAGGTAATTGCTTCTGAGTCGTTAGGTACGATGATGTTGGTAACTGTAGTGTAGACTTACCGCAGGCCACATGTAACACTGATGTTTTACCCATCTGATTGATAGATACTTCGCCAGTCTTGGTAGCCTTCAGAAACGCAAGTAACCTAGAGACATCACTAACTGCGATATCTCCAGCCTCCGCTTCTCTAACATTTATTCTACGCCTAAGATAGTGGGTGTCTTTACCCACTGCCGACTCGACATAATCATCTTTTACCCTAAACACTATGTCCGGCAATTCTTTACCGAACCCGGCTATGAATTGTGTTAGATCTTTGTTGTTTACTTTGAAACTTACCATATTATCACCTATACGGGTGGGGGAAGCGGTTCGTGGTAGGAAAGACCACTATCTCCGCTAGAAACACATATGATTTTCCGCTTATTATTGGATAAACCCCGGAGGTGGTATCAAAGAACTCCTTCACGCAGTTCAGCGAGCCCATGCCATTGCGCAGGCTCGCCTTTCTTAGTGACGAAATAAAGTCTCTCCTGACCCTTTAGGTCAGAGTTGGTCTTTTCTTTGAAGAACTCTGCCGTGTGTCTGATTTCACCTGTTTCCTTGCCATCATCACCACGCACTTTGTTAGCGTGGCACCAAATGATTTGGAACAGGTCGTTGTTTGCGCTCTTTTCCCATGCGAACTTCCAGCCGTCGAATCCGACCTTGCCATCCTTATCCTCTTTGAGGTGGGTTTCCCAGTATATGTCTACACCGAGAGCGTTTAGTTTCTGACACAGTGCTGTCATTTGCTTGAATCTAGTGGACCTAATGCTCCAGTTCCAACCGATGCCTTGGTTGACCTCAACCTTAGCAGCACCAACTGCATCCTTTACATTGTTATCCTCTAGATCGAATATCTTCATGTTGTTCATACAGACTGAATCCCATTGGTCTACAGATGTAATCAAAACAGTGTTAAGTTTCCTACCTTCAAAGTCAGGCTTAGTCTGCTTCTCTGCATACTCTACGGCAAATCGTAGTAATTCCATCATGCGACTGTGTGTCGCTGGGTAGTCGTAAGCAGTGCGGTCAGCAGTTTGGAAAACCCAAGGTGACCATACTCTGATGCGCTCATCTTCTCCGGGGTAGTGTGCTTCTTTACAAGCCATTGCCCCGTTATCGAAATCTATTGCCCAAAGCATTCCTTCGGGGTATCTGTGCATGTGGCCGTCAATCACGATACCGGACTTGCCGGTACCCTCGTGTCCAACCACACCACACATTACCTTACTAGGCCTCATCCTGTTAGGGTTAGTCTGCTGTGCAAATTCTGCCTCCAAGTTAGGGAAGTTGCTGTTAGAGGCAGGCGCAGAGGCTTTCGCCTCTGCAACCTGCTTGTCTACTTCTGCCGCTTCCGCTTGGAAGATCGCTTCTGCTCTCTCTTCTTCTTTCTTCTTCATTGCTCCAAATCCTGCCATCAAAAGTCTCCTCCAGTGCTATTCTTGAATTGGTCTATGCTAGTGTCACCACCCTTGGCACCCGGCCTCGCTGTACGAGATGGTACATAGATGCCGAATGCCGTCAGGCTTGGTGTAGTTTGGTCATTGTACATGCTTAGACGCACTCTACCAAAGATAATTACAGGTGTCTTCTCTGCATATGGTTGCCATTCTCCGTAGTTGTCCTTGAACTCGAATGGGTGGCTGTCGTCGTAAACTCGACCCGGTACCCACACAGTTACTTCAGACATTGAAGAGTCTCTGCCATACTTACGCTGCACACTAGGACTGGTAACGCTGAGTCTGAATGCACGACCAGTTTGGTCATATTCATTGTCAGACGGCTCCTTGTTCAGTCTGCTGACATATCCCTTAGTGATGATAGTTGGACCGTAGTAGTTACCGTTGCTACCCTGTATCTTGCGCTCATCGTAGGCTTCGCTCAATTCATCTAACTCTACGAACGAGTTGTGCATGCCTTTGCTAACTAAGAACTTCTCGGGTCGTAACAGTACCCTGTCCTCTTCATCTACAAAGGAATCTGTGTAAACCATGGTCTTGCTAAAGTCTCGATTGGTATAAACTGTATCTGAGCCTTCTTTCTTAGCCCTGATTACTTGACATGTTACAGGTCTACCTAGTTCGTATTCTTCAGTCATATTGTTACCTGTCAGTGATACACGCCAAACGCTGATGTCTCTGTTGAAATCCTCCTTAGAGTTACCCAACAGGTACAGATTGCGTACTTTACTTTCAGGTGCAATAGGTGTACCCTTTTCATTCATCAGACATATTAGATCGCCATCGACCTGTAGTCCAAACCAAGGTAGCCTGTCACCATCAATGCGCTCCTTCGTTGGCTCACCATTGACATGCCATACCCCGTCTTTCGCTTTCACAATGCCAATCAAGCCGTTATCTATGGCTTGGCTAGAATTGTTTCTGTATGCTGAAATCGCTGAGTTTCTAAGATTCTCTCTGTAGTCGTTGATTTTGTCATCTATTCCTACAAATTGGCCTACGAATGTTACAGTTTCACGACTGCTGCCGCTGCTGCCTAGATTGCGTGTCTCAAGTGTAAACATCTCTGCCCACTCGACCAGCAAATCATCGTCTTCGTCTTTCCAATCAGATACAGCGAACTCTTGCTCAATCCAAGCAAGGTATTCGTTTGCTGCCTCTCCTATCTTTTTCTGTGCTCTCTCTGCATATCCTTCTAGGCGCTCTAGTACGCCTTCCGGTAGTGTTCTTTCGTCGTTCATATTTTTTCCTCCTTGTTTTTCCTTAATTTTGCTACAAAGTAGTCTACAAAGGAATCGTCATCGTCCGGCCACAAGTTTGCTAACAGGATAAACTCTCCATATGTTAGCATAAATGCGTACCAATCGTCTTGACCACCCTCCAGTAGAGTTCGACCTCGATGCCTCAGCCCTATTAGGGTTGCGACACGACTGTTCCCCTCTCTGAGGTTGGCTTTCATGTGTTCTGCTAGTCGCTGGTAATCACCACCAGCGAAACTGAGCGCTGCCTTGTTTAGGCTCTCAGTATTGCGTTTGAGTTTCTGCAAAAGACCTTCATCTGTCTTAGGTGTACCCTCTAAAATGTCGATACTTTGCCTCAAACTTCCATTGGTTAAACGGTTCAACATAGTATACTGTTCTAGCCATGGTTCCGGCAAGTTTTCTGCTAAATGAATCTGAGTTAGTTTACTCTTCGCCTCTTCATCAGTGAGAGGGTTGAATCTAAATGTGAGGCATCTATCTCTGATTGCTTTGTGAATCGGAGAGATGTCGTTGGCTGTCAATATGAATATCGCAGTTTTGTGACTGTCCTCCATCACTTGCCTCAGTGCCTTCTGTGCCGCAGGTGTCAGAGAGTCTGCTTCATCTAGTACGAATATGCGCCTCCTGACTCCTATGCCTTTCTGCTTAGCCATGTGCTTTAGTTCTCTGACGAAATCGATACCACGCTCATCACTTGCATTGGTTACAATGAAGTTGGATGGATCGAAGTAGTCACCGTACAACTCTTTGGCTAGTGCATAGGCTGCACTAGTCTTGCCTACACCGGGTGATCCTACATACAGCATGTTTGCTGGTAGGCTACCTTTGGCTAGCCAAGACTTGGCTGCTTCTTTGAATTCCTTACAACCTGCTAGGTCGTCTATTTTGTTTGGTCTGTATTTCTCTCTCCATACTATCATGTCGTCACCTCCACGCCTTGCCACCAGTTAGGAGCAGGTGTCCCCTTCTCCCACTTGGCAAACTGCTTGGAATGGTAGTATGCTCGGTATGCTTTGACCGCATCCTCATCTTTGTATTCATCAGGCATGGCCTGTGCGAATGGTACTTTCTTCCCTTTTCTTGGTGGGATGATTTTGCGTATTCTATACATGACTTGCATGGGTTCAGAGCAAGAATGGACTTTACCGAAACGGGATGTATATTCTTGACAAAGTGTTATTCCATAACGGTACAACCAAATGAAGTTTTTTCGGTTTTCACCAGCCCATACTGTGCATGGGTGGTGAGCGTAGCCTCCCTTGTAAGGAGTCCCTGACTTAGTAAGTGGCATCTGTTCATCAGTAGCACCATGTCGGCGCAGGGCTGATGCCATCATCTGTGCGGCTTCTACACACATCTTGGGGATGTGCTTGTCACAGTGCATTCTTGCTGCTATCTCAGGCTTCTTATCTAATACGAATATGTTCATGCTTCCACCTGTCCTTCTAGGGTGTTTATTATTCCCATCATTGTATCTCTCGCTTTGTCTGTATCACCATTGTCTATGTGTGCTATTGCTACGCTCACCAATCCAATGATTGACTGTTCCATTATTTTTCTCCAATTCATTCTAATCCACCTCTCATCTGCAAAAAGAGGATGAGTGTCTTCAATTCCTTCTTAAATTCTTGAATTGCTTTCTCGACTTCTTTCTCTAATTCTTTCTTGTTATTGGAAGCGTGAATTTTTCCGTAGTACACAGTCCAATGAGGTACACCCTCTACATTCAGAACCAAATCAAGGTCTGTAAATTGACCGTTGTGTTTCAAAACACTCCCGCTGTAACCATCTAATCTTACACTGTATCTCGTGATTTTTGGGTCACATTCTTTTCCATCATATTCTATTTCCATTTCTCTCACTCCGCTAATTCTATCAAATCTGTTAGTTGTGATGTATCACTGTAACCCAGTGTATCATCTGCATATAGTATGTTCAAGTGTGTGGCTTTCATCTTATCAAGATCGAAGCCGGTTACTTCGGCTACTACAACCAAACCATATTCGTCTATAGGCATCCAAGATTTNCCCGCAAGNACCCCCTGTTGACCCAGCCTCGTTCTTATGTGTTGGGCTACATCAGTCGGAACCTTGCTNTCGCCTACCTCAAATGTTTCATAACCATCTANNACAGANAGGCGCAGGATTGTATCGAACTCCTCATCCTTACGAATTGCACTTACTAAGAAGTGTATGTGGAACGCTTGCTGAATCACAACCCATCCGTTGCTATCACGCATTTCCACTGGGCCGGACTTGACTAGGCGCAGTCTTTCCCTGCCGTCTAGTTGATTCAGTAGAGAGCCGATGTCCGACCCGCTCTCCACTAGTTTCCCACCGTCAACAGGCACTGATGGTTCTAAACTGTTTACCCTAGAAAGACGCTCTGACCTGTTTACTCTGTAAACCTCCCAGTCTTCGCCAATCGAATAGGCATCAGTTATCTTGGTGATTTTATTACCGGACATCTCTACTTCAAGGATGGCCTCGACTTGGAATGGCAAGTCGAATGTGTGTATCTTGCCCACCACTTGCCTGTCCCTAGAGTAAACTGTTCCTCTGAAGGAACCCTTTGGGAATTCAGTGATGTGCAAGTATCTCCTTGAGCCTTTCATCACATCTGCATACACACCGGATGGTGCTACCATCGATGTCCATGCTTGGAAGATAGGTGCCACGAATGGCTGTCCCGGCTGAAGGAACAGTTCATTGTTAGGTGTAACCAACTCCTTGTGCAAGATCTTGATTGCNACNTCTTGAGGACTCATGGTCGTCAGTAGGTGGCGAATGCTTTGTAGATTGGTTATGCCGTTNGACTCAGGTAGATACGAAAGCATCTGCAAGAATCTGTCAATAGGCATAGGTTCCTGTTCACCCATTGCCCTAGACCAAAACAGCAGTGCTTCATCCTCATTCATGTTCTGAGCCATAGACAGCACACCCTCATCCTTGATGCGGTGCATTGCCATCAGTGCCTGCTTGATTGTCCAGCCTTCGCCCCCTATCTCGGAGGACTCGGTTGCCAAGAATGGCACGATTGGTTTACCTGTCATAACTGTGTTCCAGTGTATGGGTGATATACCCAACTCTGTGCATACATTATCTCTGACCCAAAGCACTGAAACAAACTGCTGTTCGTACTTAGAATACTTGGGGTAGAATATATCGATGACATCTTCAATCACTTCGACTCTCTCACTGAGTCGCTGCTTCAATGCTTTGATTGATATTTTGAAGGCTTCCGATCTTGATTCGGTTTCACGCCTCCATCTTGTATAGGACTCCTTGAGTCTGCGTGACAGCATCGCTGCTTCAGCCAGTAACACCCTCTTCACTCTCCCTCTCTTCTTGCAAATGCTCTACAAGTTTAGACAGTGCCTTGCTCAGNGACACTGCATCNTCCAANGAAAGGCGAATGCCCTCCCTTGTAAAGCCNCCTGTTACATTGTTGCGTAGTCTGATGTCCACTTGTGGACCGCTCGGTGGGTAGACTTTGGTAAGCACTGTTTCNTTCTTACCTTTGTGACGCTTGCTCGTAGCAGGTTTGCGCCATACGATGTATTGCGGATATGCTTTACCAATGTCTACCTCGCTCATATTCATTCCTCCTTTTTTTCTTTGCACTTACATTCCTTCCCGAACTTCATGCACTTGGTGCATTCAGGTGGAAACCATTCTTCAATCCAACTCATATTCATTCCTCCGCTAGTGTCCATAAGTTGACACGCCACTCTTCTTGCTCTGTTTGTACAAAGCGTTTATCGTTTTTGAAAATGTGGTGAACTGCCCTGCGCTTGATGTCACGCAAGTACCTATTACTGGCCGCTCTCCCGCTCTTCAATTTCTTTGTCAATGCCTTGCTCGCAACCCTATCTACTATTACAGTGATGGGTAACGCTTCTTTCGACTCTTTCAATACTTCTTCTGCTAAATTAGCAAATTTTACCTTTATGTTTTTACTCATTCCTCTTCATCTCCTATGTCTTTCCACATTACTACTGCCCCTCTGACATGCGGTGGTAACAAAGCACCACTAAAAGGACAGAAAGAACCAGTAATGATGATATTACCAGCCCCCGGTGTAGAGTCAATCAACTTGATAATCGTAAGCCGATCTAATGCCTCTAGTTGTACCTTGGGTGTTCTATAAGACATCATCAAATCATCACCTGCTAACATAGCATATTCCAATGGCTCCATAGAAATAGTTGTATCACAAACAGGGCAGGTTATGTTTACAGCCCACACCTCAACATCTTGTTCGACACCGTGGTCGTCTTCCATTTTCTCTTGTGCTACTAATATCCATTCGGCTTGCTCTAAAGGAAACGCCGATAACAAACAACCACAGTCAGGTGTTTGACACTTCCATGTAGTTTGTGCTATCTCTTGTCGCTTTATCTGTTCCTTCATGTACTGCTGTTGAGGTGACAGGTTTTCGGATGGGGCAATCTGTACATTGTCCTCCTTAACCTGCCAGCCGACCTTAGCCATGAGTATACCTAAACGGACACGAGACTGCGCTGACTCTGCGTTATCCTGCTGTACCATCAGTTCAACTTCTCTATCGCCAATCTTCATGTATGTCAAGCCGTGACCGGCTGGTTCCCAAAGGGCACCGATCGCCAGCCCACTCAACAGTAGTTCTACCTGTTGTTCAGGTGTTGCTTCATCATGCTTCGTAGATTTCACTGTAATCCCTCTCGTCTGTCATCCATACCATTTTGTCACAGCAGTGTGCTGGGAAAATCTTGGTATATTCTGTCACCATTAGTATGCCTTTGGTTTCTGCGCCACAGGAAGGGCAATCTTCAAACCAATCACTGGCATCTAGTATAGCCAGTACCTCTTGTCGCTCAGGGTCCATGCTTAGCCTGACCTTATCAGGTATAGGTACATGGTTACCCAGCAAAGGAATCTGTTTACCACCCCAATGCCACACACCCTCGCCATCTACTTCACTTGCTCTAATTGCTATTGCACTATCTTTATTCATATTTACACCTCATGTATTAGTATAATTTTTCTGTTTTGCTTTTTCATCTCATCTTGGATTTCACGAACTGCACTCACTAGCAATTCTGAAGAGGGCATTTCATTAGCCAATGATTCTATTTCTCTCATCAGTCTTGCATTAGTTTCTTTCAAGTCCGCTATTTCTTCCGACATCTTATCAATTACTATAGTTGTTGAATCTAATAAACTTTCCACTTCATCTAAATTCTCATCTATTTCTTTTATTTTCTTATCATACATTTTCAGTCACCTCTGCCCATGTCCAATCTCTATCTGCTTTCATTCTCTTCACCAGTTCCTTTACTAGGCTCTTCCTTTCCTCAACATCTCCTCCGTCGAGTACAGCCTTAACAACCTGCCGCTTCTGTTCGACTACTCGATCGAAGTGTTCATCAACAGTGTTCATACAAGACAGATAAACAGAGTGAACATTGTCACTCTCTTGACCAATACGGTGTGTCCTAGCCTCGGCCTGCTCTTCATCAGAAGGTACCCATTCTCTCTCAATGAATAGAATAGTATCAGCCTTAGTTAGAGTCAGTCCTTCCTTAGCAGCCATTGTGCTACAGACTAGGACATCGACATGTCCTTCTTGGAAGGAGTCTACGATATCCATCCTCTCCTTCGCAGGTGTCTGCCCTGTGATGTTGGCAACCTTCAGGTCACCAAGTCCCAGTGATATACCCTTGATGATGTCTGAGTGGTGTGCAAAGACAATCAACGGTTTACCTGTACTTGAATTATATTCCTTCACCCAATCACAAGCATAGGGTATCTTGATTTCTCCACACTTCTTTCTCAGTTCACTCAGCATGACTAACATAGTGCCGGGGGGAATGGGCTCACCATTGAGATAGTACTCATTGATACGCTGCTCCCATTCATCCTGAGCAATGTCATATGTTCTACGCTGTTCAGATGTAAGTTGAATAGGTAGGAACTGTCTTGTTCTAGGTGGTAAGTCAGGCAACACTTCGCTCTTGAGTCTGCGGATGCACACATCACGAGTGCGCTCATTTAGTTGCTTAGTATTTGAAGCACCGTCAAAGTTCCAACCAAAGCCGTTGTGGAACGGGTCGCAGTAAGTCTGCTTGAAGTTCCACTCATCGCTAAATTCGTCAGGTCGTAACAAGTTAAGGACATTGAAAAACTCCTTGGGTCTACTTGCAATCGCTGTACCGCTAAGTGCTATCACTCTAGGACAGTGCCTTGCTACAGTCATTGTGGCGATTGTGCGCTGGGCTTTGCTATTCTTGATGTAGTGTGCCTCATCGATGATAGTCAGTTGTGGTCTTATCCTCAAGATGTCTTGCAATCGTTTGATTAGAAGATCGTAAGTGATAATATAGAACTCAGCCGCAACCATTTCTGTCTTGCTACTGTCAATTACTTGCACTGTCTCAGCAGGTAACCACTTCTTGATTTCTTTCTGCCAGTTGTACTTAACATTCGCAGGACACACTACAACGGCTGGCCTAGCATGATTGATGGCGGCATAACCAATAGCCTGTATGGTTTTACCTACGCCCATCTCATCACCAATTAAGCAGCGACCATTGCTGGCCTCAGCGAATGCCACACCTACTTTTTGAAACGGATACAGTTCTAAGTGAGGGGGGATTCTTGCTTCCAACCTGTTGTTGATATCCTTAAGGTCTTCAGGTGATAACTCAGCAGCACTACTCATTTCGACTCGTCGGATACTATCCCATACATCGTGAACGGCTGCATCACAATTTAGTATAGCCTCTGCCAAAGGCGGGTAAAATTCTTGCACTATGTTGTAAAGTATCTTACCCTGATTGAGTGGTATCAACCAACACATCGAAAGCGGGTCCCACTTACGCCCATCTATTGAGCGGATTGAGCCATGAACCTTGTCTCTCAGTTCTTTGTCCTTGATGAAAGGGATGTTAATTTCGAGTCTAGTTCCTGACTCCTCCACCCAACACTCGTTCGGATTGCGCTGATCTGCTGGGTGAATGTTTGCCCTGTTATACAATGCACTTGCATCTTTTCCAAAGTCCACAAAAATTTCCGCTGCCACCAAGAGATTTGCTCTGTTGTCTTGTATAGCCCACATTTTTGTAGGCCAATCGAAGACAAGGGCGGGGTACTTCATCTTGCTTTTCAAAGCATTATGGAGACTACTGTCGTAAGTAAATTTCAAACCAATTCGTTTGCCGTGTTTTTCGCTTTCAAAGTCAATTAGTTTCACCATCATATCGCCTCTTCACTCTCTCCATTATGTCTTCAGGGACTTGGCTGGGCTTCTTAGTGTCGTAGGGATTGTCTACACTGGGTTCCATAGGGTTAAACCCATATGGTTCAGTGGTTTCCTCTTCCTCTTCCTCTTCTTCAGGTGCCTCTACATCTATTTCGTCTAGTCCTAAGCAAGCCAATGCACCGACCTTCTCCTCATCGTCAGGCATGGTCAGTTCGATGTGCTCAAACAATTCTGTTTCTGCTCCGCACACACTGCACCTTAGCCCCATCTTGAGTATCTCGTGAAACTCTTCTTGTTCTACAAACAAGTCGAATTGGTGCCCGTGTACAAAACACTTCTGTAGATTCTTCATAGTCTTTAAGCCAGCCTGCGCTAACTTAGCCTGCTCTTGTATTTTCCTTGCCTCTTCTTCTAGTACTTCTCGATTCATGTTCATTTTCATTCCTCTTCATCTGATTTCATGGACACCAATAATTCGGGCATCTGTACTTCAAACCTAGTGCCGAAGTCATTAATGATTGGACAACTCTTGTCCCAGTCCACATTGTTTTCTACGCACCAACTAATCCAACTGGTGACTATTGTCAATTTCAATTCTTCTTTTGCTTTTTCTACATTCATATTATTCCCTCTTCTTTCTGTTCTTTCTAGGTACACATGTCTCTCTGTGATAAATGTAAACATGATTGTCAGTAGGTTTCTTTACCACTATCTGCGAACATTCTCTACAGACAGGGGCCCCACAATGGTCACAATCAGTTTGACCTTCTTTGTTACACATGCTACACATCTTTGTCTTCTTTGGTCTCACCCTTTATTCCTCCATACTCTATCGGCATACGATTCTATCGCCGCTCTTCTTGCCTTAAGATAGTTGTCAAGGTTTTCTCTGTTCTCGCCCACTAATTCTTTGTGCCTGTCAGTCATGTGACCACAATTTTCACACTGTAAAAATATTAGATCGTATGAACGCACATTGCATTTTTCACATCTCATTATATTGTTAGGGTTAACACTCATCCTTTCACCTCATATCTTCTTGTTTCTTCATTGAATGTAATTAGTCCATACTCATACATTAGTTGCCTTACATCCTTACCGAATGCTTGGTTGCATTGGTTAGGCTTGCACCAGTCCTTGACTATCTTTTGAATGAACTCAAGGAGAAGTGGTGCGTCTTGTGCAAGTTTCCCATCGGGTGTATCATGGTTAATTATATCTCCATGCTCACTATGTAAATAGAAATCATCTTGCTCGTTTATGTCAATCCATTTCCAGTCGCTTGTGTGTCCTTCGTATTTATCTGTGTCAATCATTCAATCACCTCAATGTTCTTTACTTCCCAATTGAAAATGTCATAACCTTCTGCATGACAATACTCACGCAGGTTGTCTAATTTCTTCTGTAAGTCCTTGACTTCTGCTAGTAGTAGTGGTGCGTCTGCCATGAGTTGTGCGTTAGGGTATTCGTAAGTGTATTTACCACTGTTGTAAGCGTAGGCAACTGGCTTCTTTTCTTCCCTTCTCCACATCACTAGGTTGAACAAACCTGTTCCTTCTCGCTCAATTAGTTCCCAAGGTCCTTCTGTGTGTCCTTTGTATTTGTCTGTGTCAATCATTCAATCACCTTCCATATCGCTTCTTCAATCTCAGGATATTGGTTTGCTAAAGCATTCCTAACCATGCTGAAATTACTTTGAGTGATTCGCAGTTCTTCACGCAACCGCTCGACTTCCGCTTTCAATTCTTCTTCGATACCTTCCAATGATGCCACTAAATCTTTGTAACCCGCTTCATCTTCCTTGACCGCTTCTTGAAATCCTTCAAGGTCGCAAATCAAATCATCAGTCACTTCATGCAACCGCTCGACTTCTGCAAGGAGTAGTGGTGCGTCTGCTACAAGATTTCTATTTGCTTCTTCGTATGCAAAACCTTCATCATCTGTATAAACCATTATCCTGTTTATGCCCGCTTCTCTAACATCCCAAGGCGCAGGTGTGTGTCCTTTGTATTTGTCTGTGTCAATCATTCTTCCTCACTCCATAACCTAAGCCGTTTGGTTTACCAAGTGTGCGACAGTATCTACAAGTGTAGAGACTCCAACAATTCGGAGGACTCAGTGCCGTTGTGTATTTGTGGCATTGGCATTCATCATCTTTGATTTCGTATTTGTCTGTATCAATCATTCTCTCACTTCCTCAATGTAATGCGCTAACTGCCATTCTATATCTTGTGAATCATAGTGTGCTTTAGCCTCCTCATAAGTAGCGAATGGACCATCCGATTCTCCACTCTTGATGTGTGTTACCATGTATTCGTACTTGTCTGTGTCAATCATTCTACCATCTCCCATGTGCCACCCTCGTCTAATATGTCTCCGACACCATCAGTGTAATCCGTTAGTTGAATATAGAAAGGGTCGAACATTCTGATTGATTCAAATTGCATGAAGGCATCATCTTTGTCATGATGTTCGATAACAACATGAGGTTCACCCAAAAACTTCCCTCCTTCTTGTGCATGAAACCATATGTGTATTTCATACGGTTTCTCTTGCTCACCTTTTACCAACTGAATTAAATCAGCCACGCTCTCACAACCTAAGTTGCTCATCTGTTCTTCTTCCCATGCTTCATTATTCATTCTTCTTCACTCTCCAAATAATCATTCAATTCCTTGATGCTATTTTCAAATGTGTATGAATCATTATTCACCCACAACTCGGCTTCAAACAGTTTTGCTTTCAGCCGCTTGACTTCTGCAACTAAATCCCAAAACATTCTTACTTTGTAATCGTTAGTCCATTGTTTCATACTTTCTATTTCGTTTATGTCAATCATGTAAATACCCCGCTATGTATGCTCTCTCCTTGAGATCCTGATACGCTTTGTAAATGTCCACCGCATCTGCAAGTGGCACATACTCTAAGTATTCTATCTCAAGTTCTCTGTGGTACAACGCATCCTCTTCGGTGCGTGGTGGTGGATTCTCAAACGCCACTGCCCTGAACTGTTCAGGTACGCACAGCGGTACATCTGTGAATCTGTCACCGCCCAGTCTGTGTGGGATTGATGACTTGTGTACCTTGTCAATCCTGTCTAGGATATCTTGGTCAACACTATTGAAAGAGGAACGATTGTACCTCTTCGCCAAGTGATGTGCATGTAAGACCATCCAAGAGTAATTAGGTATACTGTCGTATGTCCACACATATTGTTTCAGTACAACTTCGTCTAGCAGATCGGGCCTGCATAGTACATTGTGTACATTCTCTACTGCTCTTGGCAACTCTGCATCTAAGTACAGGTCTGCCGCCTTGTCAGGCATTCTGTCTAAAAACATAACCATGTTTCTCTCTACATTTTTCCAACTCATTTCTATTCCTCCGTTGTGTAACAAAAGTCGCACCCAATACAGTCCTTAGTCCACCAAAGTTTACTGGGATGTTCGTGCCTACCTTGTGTTAATTGTAAGTAAAAGTCAGCCCTGTCGCACAATGCTATCACACTAACCCCCCCTCGTCTAACAGTTGCTGTTGATATTCAGGGTCAAGGTCAGGGTGACCTCTAGGACCGTGCTTTACATACTCAAGTTTAGCCATGTATGGTCTAACATATTCGTCAGCCCAGTATCGTAAAGTGGCATAACTATCAGGCTCTTGAATCAGTGCAATCCAACCCTCAAACATCTTCATTTGTAATTGGTATAGTTCATATTCTTCTGCGTTCATTGTAATTCCTCCTTGATTACCGCTCTAACCATCTGCTTCCAGTAACTGTGATTTTCTTGCAAACCTCTAACCTGCTTGATGTTAGCACGAATTGGGTCTAACCTCGTAGTCAACCCCTCTCGTACTAAAGTTCTGATGCGGACTTTGAAACTGTCGTCAGCGATTAAATCATCGACAGTAACCGAAGTAAGGTCATGAACCATGCCCGTCAACTCATCTACCTTCATCTGTAGTTCGTTTTGTTTAGTCTGCATCGACTGAAGTAACCTTAAGATTTCCTTCTTGTTCATTTCCTCTAACGCGGCTACCACTCTTGTATTAGTAGATTCAGTTTGCTCACCGTCTGCCCTTGTTATTTGGCACTCTCTACAAATCTTCTGTCTACTTTTCATAGATGTTTTCAAAAACAACTTTCCACATCTATAACAGCCCGCTTGTAGGCTCATCACAACTCCTCCGGATCGAAATCATCCATCTCCTCTTGGCTAACACCAAGCAAGTTTAGTATTTCCCAAAAGGCATCCATAGCATTTGCTCCTTCGTCATTGAAGTAGCCTTCTTCGCAACCGAACCTATACCACTCAAGGCATATCTCTTTGATTTTCTCTAACTCGGCAGTCTGCTTTTTACGCAAAGCCACTCCTTCGTTTATGACTTTGTAAGATCGGTTAATCTCATCAATCAATTTCTTTTCTTCCTTGTCCCACATTTTTTTCCATCTGTCTAATTCATCATTCATATCATCAACTCCTACCACTGGGGAAACAGGTTCATAGCAACCCCCGCTACTATTCCCAAAGCGAAAACTTTCCCTGTTATTACTGGGCAAACCCCAATGTGAGTGCTATTGCACAATCACACAATCAGTTCAGAGAACGGTGTGACATTCTCCAAGTCAATCTTGCCCGACGCAACATCGGTGATTACTGTGTGAATCTTGGATAGTCTGTCAGAGACAGCATCCATCTGAAGCACCTTGCCCTTCAACACCTGCTTGCCGTCAGTCCACTCAGGCTTGTGAGTAACTGCGCCAGTCAAGATGTTGTATACATGGTACAGAGTACCAGCATCTTCAGGCTCTACTGCAACCCAGTCCTCGGCAGGCTTAGTCCAACCAGCACCAAGTACACGCCACATATAACCACGGGTCAAACCAGTGACATTACCTTGCTCATTGCGAGTGACAGTTGGCTTGGTAATCAAGCCCTTGCTCTCACAAATCGTCATCAACTTGTCAAAGGTATCACGGGTGACATCTACATTACGCAGATTCTCAACCGCTACGATTTCTTGCTTGGCAACCTCGATGACTGCATCAATCTTAGCCGCTAATTTGCCGAAGTCGTAACCCTTCAGCGTGTTTGTAGTGTGCTTAAGGCTGACCAGTGTAGCCTCCTTACCAACAACCATTCCGTTGCTACAAGCCATGCGCATAGCAACTGCCTGTATCTTGAAACTGCTACTGCCGTCAAGACTGTTTCTGACTACGAATCCAATACGGTAGTCGCCAGTGTTCTTGAAGCCATTGTGATTTCTCTCAGTAACATTGTCCCAGTCGATGCTACTTGTTACATCGCAGTACAAGTCTGCTCTCTTGCCTTCTTTGTAAGCGATTGGCTTACAGTCCCAGCCATTCTGAGCAGCCAGTTCCAGCATAGGGCCGAAGCCTTCACGGTACGGCATAGGATAGTACTGCTTGGTAAAAGTACCAAGGTACGCACCTGCTGGTCGCTTCTCATCTTTGTAATCAGGGTTGAAGATGTGATAAGCAGCAGGCTCACCATCTGCTAGGTTGACACGGGCTACGGTGTCGAGCACCATACCATCTCTACCTTCTTCATCCATGATAACTAGCGCAGGCTTCTTCACCGGAGTAAAGTCCCAGTTCACTGCCTTATGCTTGGTTCTACCACCGGACAGGAACGCTGCATCGAATGGCCCTGATTCATCAGCCTGAGCGACCACTTGATCGCCTACGGTGATGGTCGGTCCTGCTGTGTTCCACTGCGGTGTCTCATCATTTGTTTGTTCGTTGTTCATTATATCTTCTCCATGTTCCATTGCTTCCACAATCCTTTGGTTCTCTGCACTATCGTGCAACGGTGCATGTGGGCCTCCGCCCATGAATGCACCAATCATTTGTCCATCTTCGCTGTCGTCAACATTGAGTAGTATAGCAGTTCTACCATCACCAATGCTCTCTATTCTGTCGAATAGATTTCTTGGCAAGCGCACTTCTCTAGTGCCTGATGCCGCTTCATACTCTATGTCTACTGTCTTCTCGTTGCTCGTTTTTATTTTTCCAATTACTACAATTTTGTCCATCGTAATTCCTCCGTTATTTCTAATCTGTTTCTTCCACACTATAAACTGTTTCGTTTTAATTTTGAAAGGTATGGCATTTTACTGCCTCTTCCAAGCCAAACAGTAGGGTTGTGTGCCCCCTCTTTTGTACTTACCAACTAGTATGGTAAACTCTGCATTTTGTTTCTTCAACCACTTTCTGACTTCAGCCCAAAGTGGCATGAGATTCGATCGCTCTTCTACATAGAGTGTACATTTGTATGTACCCTTTCGGTAGTGTTCACCTTCAACTGGGTGAGCATGTACCCACCCATTTTCAAAATCAACTTTCTTACCCATAGGTCTGAAAGCATCTCTATAAGGTAGTGCTTGATATTCATTCATCCCATCAACTCCACGAATAGTTCAGTCATGAGAGTTTCATGCGCATCTTGACTCATGCCCTCATCATCAAACCAAGCGTCATACAATCTTCGCATTTCTTCACGCAACCGCCTGACTTCGGCAACTAACTCACTCATATCAGCAAGCGCATCTTCAAGTCTTGTCTTGGTTCTTGTCACTACAATACCATCTTCCACATTGGCTAACGCTTCATACAAGTTCTGTTCACATTTGGTAAGTGGAACACCATCACCTGTGTCTATCAATTCCAATCTGTCTGTGTCAATCATTCAAATCTCCTCTCCGTTTATGTCTACTCTGCTGAAACCTCTTACGACTTCCTTATCTCCTCTGTTGAATACCAACACGATTGAAGGGAACACTGCTGGCTTAGGCTGACCATCACCCTTGTCAAAGCACATGCGCCCCTTGACAAATACTATCTCTGAACAGTAAGGCCAAGCCCAGTCATGGAACCACTTAACATCGGTTGTCGATCGCAAGAGCATGACTACTCGCTTACAGTGACCAGCCTTAACTTCCTCAACTGCTTTCTGTACCCACTTACCAACACCGTGTCCGTAAGGTGGATTGCACCAAACAATGCCCTCGTAATGAGCATCAACGCCCCAGTTCTGTGACAGTGCATCATGTTCCTTCGTGAAGTATTCGTCACACTTGTGATTCAATTTAGAAGCAGCCGCATCCAGTGTGAACGGGCCGAACCTCTTGTTCATGTTGTCAAAGAATTGTTGGGGTGTACCCCATTCAACTGTTTCTGATTTGTTGTAGTATGCGTTACTCATTCAATCAACTCTAATACTATCTCCATCTGTCCGTCTTCGCTCTCTTTTACTTGCACTAGTCGTGCCATTCCATGTCTTGTTTCTATCATTCTTCCTCACCTTGTTCTTTCAGCCATTCTTGGAAGCCAACATATTCAGCCTCATCCCATCCTTCGCATAGTAAGGAGTCGCCTTCTCTTGCTGGTATTTCTGTATCTTCCCATAGTTCAGGTTCCCATTGGGTCATTACCCACAGTGTTCCTGTACTTCGGTCTGTATCGTATGCCATATGTGGCTTAGTCCAACCTCGCTCTGTGAACCACTCATCTGCCATCTCATCCCATACAGCAGCAGTTCGCTCAATTCTTCCTTCACCGAGTTCCATGTATTGTTCGTATTTCTCTTCTTCATTCATTCTAAATCACTCCAGTATTGTTTGCACTCAGGGTTGAGGTCACAACCCCAACCGTTTCTCCCTAACTTCTGCGCCGCCGCTATCGTGGAACCGGAGCCAGCAAAGCAATCGCCAACCCAGTCGCCCTCGTCAGTGGTATGGAGAATCAATCTCTCCAACAACTTGTAAGGAATCTGATTCACATAGCCACGATAGTCCTTGCTGACATTCTTACACATGTTGATTTCCCACCAGTCATAGTGGACTACACCCTTGTGTCCGTCAGCGATACGCTGCTTGATACGCTTGTCGTTTGGATTACGGTACGGTTGAACCGTTGCCAAGTGATTGAACTTGGGCTTCTGTCCACGCTTCTTGAACCACAGGATAGCCCTGCTTGCTCTTGTGAACTTGGACTTGCTGTGTCCGATGTTGGATGGGTACACCCATGTAATCCACTGATGTAGTTCCAACCGATGTTCGGGTCGTACATAATAGTCACATCCTTTGAGTTTGTTACTCTCTATCATATCAACTAGCCGTGAGATAATCTCAGGGTAGTGTATGATGAACAGTGAACCATCATGTCGTAGTGACCTAGCACAAGTGTGTATGATGTCCACTAACTCTGACGCATACACATCAGGCTTCTTGTTGTCTTTGAAATCCGATTGGTAATCGAATCCAATGTTGTAAGGCGGATCGAGAATCCATGTGTTCATTACTAATCCTTCTTCTTCTATGCACTTTCTTGCATCTCCTATTCTCATTATGTTCATTCTTTCTTCCTCCTAAATAATTTGAAG